TTAAGTGGGTTCTTTAGAACAAAGGACAACGAGTGCTATTACTTCAGCATATCCGACGTAAGGCACTTTAACTTTGGGCAAATGCTATATCGAACAGCCAAAGACGAAAAAGATTTTACGGGAGGCGGCAACCAATACGTGAATATTGAAACGGGAATGATAACTAAAATGAAAATCAATTAAACCAACATAATTTATACGCAAAATGAACACAGTAAAAAAACACATGATAAAGGAAATAATAAAAGATAAAAAAGGCAAGTTCTTCAGCGTAGAGTTCACAAAAAAAGACGGCACTACGCGGTTAATGCTTTGCAGAACTGGCGTCAAGAAGTACTTAGTGCCTAACCCACGACCAATGAAAAAGTCTGAGTTAGTGCAAAAGGTGTACGACGTACACAAAAAAGCTTATCGTTCCTTTAACTTTGACACAGTAACACGAATAGGCAACGTGCAGTTTGTCGAAAACTAGAAAGAAAATTTGCCCAAGTCAAACGGGCTTTGTATGTTTGGCAAAACTTAAATTTAAACAAAATGAGTACAAACGAAGTAATATTTGAAGTGTTGGAGAACACTGGTCTAAATTGGACAGTAAAAAAATCTCCATTGGTAACCGTAGACGGAATAGAAGTTCCTGACAAGTACGGGGTGATAAGAAGTGACAACAACAAAGCACTTGGGGTTGTAGGAAACAAGTATGAGTTCCTGCAAAACCAAGACATGGCGCACGTTATATATGACGCGGGTGGTGAGTTGTTTGATAAGGGGGCAAAGTTCAAACACCCTTGGGACAACAGTGAAACGTTGGGTTCTTTTGGTAACATTGGAGGCGGTTCTTTAAAGGATGGCAAGGCAGTGTTTATGCAGATTGAACTACCTGATGAACACATTGGTCGCTCAGACATTAAGCGATACATAACTGTAACCAACTTTCACGACGGTAGCGGTAGTGTTGGCTTTGGTACGGGTAACCAAGTTGTTTGCTGTAAAAACACGTTCCAAATGGCGCAAAAAGAACTGTCAAAGTTCAGACACACCTCCTCTATGCAGCAACGTATTGACGAGGCGGTGCAAGTTATTAGTCGAATGATTCGAGAGGATGATAAGCAGATGCAAGTCTTTGAAGAAGCATCAACAAAATCAATACAGAACCAAAACATTCGAGAGATTGTGCAAACTGTCTTTGGGCGTAATATCTTTGACATACCAAATGACAAACTTAGTACTAGACGCAAGAATCAAGTAATGGCTTTATCTCAAGACATTGAAACGTCTATTGCCGAGCAAGGCTCAACGCTTTGGGCTTTGTTTAACGGGGTAACTAGGTACACCAATCACAGCACGTCATCAAGAGATGTTGACTACGGGTTGATGTTTGGGACTGAGGCTAAGATTAATGAGAGAGCCTACAGAACAATGCTTGGTTGGTTAGATAAAGAGTTAGTTTAGGTTTGAGCGGAGCGCGGCTAAGGCTACCCCGCTTTTTAAAAAGAGAGACTATGAAAACAAAATTATTATTCAAAAAGCCTTTTTATGTTTTAGTAGGTAACAATGGCAACCATGTTGGAATTAATCGAAAGTGGGATGTGGTAGTCGATGGGTTTGACACCAAGATAGCAGCAATTAATAAATTGCGACAAATAACAGCTATGGATAGCGACATTAAATTCGGCTTGACACCCATTAAAGTTGTATCCATCAACGAATTAAGGCAAATAATCGAAGAGTCAGACGAGGTGGTTAACTATTTTGGGTGCTTTGATATTGATTCAGTGTAGTTAAAAACCAAACAATAAGATGATGCGGGAAACAGAATTAAAAAACGGACAAGACTTTCACTTTGACAATGAGCAATGGTGTGAGCGGAATTTATCTGACGACTTAAGGGTTGGTTGGATAACTTGGAATGATAGATTTAATTGGTTCTCAATTTACTTTAATGGTGCTTGTATTCACACTTCAAAAACTTTCGGTTCAGCTAAAAAAAGGCTTGAAAAGTTAATGAGTGATTGGAATTGTGAATTTAAGTCAGAGTAAGTATATTTGATATGAACGAATACGATAATTTGCCGCGAAACATACAAGTAATTCTTGATAGTTTCAACGAAGGGAAAGACGCATACAAAGAGTGTGCGCGAATAGCCAAAGAATTAAATTCAGTTGGCTTTACTTGTAATTATGGGCTTGACGGGGTTATTTACAACGTGCGCCCGAACATTTTAACAACTTAAAATTTGAATAACAAAAAATAAACAAGATGACAGAAAACGAATACGAAAGCCTACCTCAACACATCAAAGACATAGTAGATAGTTGGGATGACAATAAAAACTTGTACCAAGAGTGTGCAAGAATTAAATTAGAATTAGAGCAAAACGGATATACTTGCGACTATGGACTTGATGGAGAAGTCTATGACGTTGAACCTTTAAACAAACAACAATGAAAAAACAACTTTATTTTTCACACAGTTTCACGGGCAAGGGCTCGTGGACTGTTACTTGTGAGGTAGAAACAAACGGAACTACCAAAACTTTTACGCATCGAACGACAGACGCGGAAATCATTAACGAAATACGGGATGCAAAATGCTGTTCTTCTTGGGAGTATGCGCAACGATTGTATAAAAGTCGGTTCTATTGGGCTATTGAAGATGAGGTAAACGAATGGCTCGCCGAAGAAAAACAAACTAATATGAACAACGAAATAAGAAAAGAATTTGGTTTGGCTATTGGACTAGCCGCCGCCGCGTTTTTACTTTTACTTGTAATTCCGCAAATCATTTTTAACTTTGTTTAACGAACGGTTGGGATATGTGCTGAACGTAGTGCAACGGAGTTTTGCATATAGCTATTGTTATATGCTTTTTATTAATAGATTAAAAATTAGTTAAAATGAGATTTATAGCAACAATAAAATGGTTAGATAACGGAAACATACAAGACGATATGATTCTAAAAATTGGAGATATAGAAGAAGATGATGATGACATTTTCTTTTACTTAGACTCTGAAAGAGAGTTGGAAGAGTTTAAAAAAGAGGGTGTTCACGATTGGGTTATTCTTGATGTAGTTAAAGATAATTGCATATAACGGCTACAAATATAAAATCGGCAGGGATTAAGTGCGAAACCCTATTAGCCGACCACAAATGATGAATAGTAGTACACAGTATGATTCAGCACCACATCCCTGCTGTTTTATATTTGATGTTATGGGCTGGTGTTTAATACTAATTTTTATGTTAAGAACATGGAATTTTGCTAAAAAGAAACAACACGATGCAAGTGGAGTTTCAAAACCTTCTGATTGGAAATGGGAAAAAGATGAGAGAAGCGGTATTTACTACCCTGTTGAGAAAGTACCCGAAAAAAGACCCAAAAAGAAGTAATTGTTATCGGGTGGGTGTGCTTCGGCACACTTGCCCATAACGGTTGGGTATATAAGCCGTACCTAATCACAAACTTTAAAATTAAACAATAACCTTAATAGGGTATGGCTTATATACCTTGTTAGCAAATCGTTTAATTATGACAGCAGAAGAATATGAAAACTTACCACAAGACGTAAAAAACATAGTGGATAGTTGGGATGATAACAAAGATTTATATGCAGAGTGCAATAGAATACAAAAAGAATTAGAGCAAAAAGGATGGACTTGTGATTACGGATTGGATGGAATGGTATATGACGTTAAGCAACTATAATGTTTGCTAACGGCAGCTATGTTAACTAAAAGCAGCCAATAACAGCGCGTTTGCGCACAAAAACAAAAATGAAATGAAGAGATTTAATTTAAAACACAGCGTGGGAAAGGTAAAGTATTTAGTTTCTTACTATGACGGAGAAAAGAAACACAAGGATGGGAGCGACTTCTTTGATATTGCTTGCTTCAAGAATAGGATAAAACTAAATGCTTTTATAAATGAGCTATTAAAGCAAGGGTTTGTTAATTGCGCACAAAAACAACAACGATGACAACAACAGTAGAAGTACAAGACGGGCGAATAAGCCTTGTTAGGGGCGACGAAACAATCGCCACAAATTTTGACAACAGATACCCTAAAGTACCACGCTCTTTTATTGAGGAGGGTTGGCACTTAGGTTTTCCAAAAGAAGTAGATATTGAAACTTCGGTTCACCCCATTTCGGGGCATTACATAGTTATAAACAACAAAGGAGAAGTAATATGCAAGTAATAGCAACAGATGGGAAAACGGTAGTCGCCGCGAAACTGCGCAACCTACCCGAAAAGCTTATGATATTTGACAACTTAGATAAAGTTAGCTACAAAATCGTGGGCGGAGAACTACTAACCGAAAGAGAATTACAAAATCTTTTCGACGAGTACAAAATAAATTGTTTACTTTTGTAGGGGTATGAAAACACTAATACTATTACTTACCCTCACTTATTGCGATGGGTTTAACGACGGTTACTGCGAGGGATGGCGAGATGTGAAAGGACAAACAGCACTTTGCCCTCTTACCCCACCTTGTCCGCTATCACCTTTAGATTGTAGGTCTTATCGGTGCGGTTACAATTTTGGATTTAAAAAAGGGCGCGAAGCTGCGCAAAGATAATCATGGAAAAACACAGAACATTTCAACTGATTCACGACAATAGACTTATTGTTTGCGCTTACGACAAGCAAAAGATATTTGACTTTGCGCGGAAAAACAAAATTCGTGGCACTCTCATTGAACAATATGAACCAACTTGGGTGCTTAGACTCATCAAAGAAAGAGGAAAGCTTCTCATAGACGGCAACGCAATAAACATAAGATGAACAAGGATTGGATAGAAGGTAGCTTCGATACATTGGCGCAACTTATCGGTTTACTGCACCTCATCGAAGCCGCCGAAAACATGGAAGAATTTAACCGACTTAAAAGAAAGTACAACGCAATAAAACTAAAACTTTAGAATTATGGAAAGATTCACTTATAGGCTGCAAGAAACAAACGAAATTTTTAACTATAAAACAGTATTTCATTTATACGTAAAGGAATCAAAACCAATTAGTATTAAGACAGAGGGCAACTGCACTGAAACCGTTTACGAAATAAAAGATGAAATACTTTTATTCACTGGTTTTTTGCAAGATTGCAAACTGTATATGGAACTACACACTAAAGGAATAGCGCCTTAAATGGTGGCTAACGGCTAGGTATATGAATAGTGCGATATGATGCACCGTATCATAAAAGTAAGGATGAAACTGACTTAATTGATATGAATAGTGAATTATCCTGCACTTTTAGCATTATTTATAGACGTTGTTATATGATGTGGCGGATTTTAAAAACGAAATTATGACCGAAGCACAAAACTTAGTATTTATTTTTTGTGCGGTGGCAAATATTAATTTGAAAAATTAAAAGAGTATCAAAACTATGACACCAAAAGAAAAAGCAGAAGCGATTGTAAACAGGATGTTTATAAAACTTGGAGGTAAATTTGGAGATTCGGAATGGAACGCTATTGTGTGGCAAAACACATTGATTTATGATAATGCAAAAAAAGCTTGCAATGAAATGGTAATAGAAATACTTACAAGTTTTGTAATAAACTTAACAGATTATCAAAAAGAATTTTGGAATGAAGTACAAAAAGAAATAGAAAAATTATGAAAACACCACTACAAGAATTAATGGAATATATGGAGCAAAACCAATATTTCATAGGAAATGATTTATTAGCTAAGTATAATGAACTTATTGAGAAAGAGAAACAACAGTTTATAAGTTGTTATATTAGAGCTATGACGAAAGATTATTTAAACCCTATGCCAAGAAAATATTATTATGAGCCTGCCGAAGAATATTATTATACTTTTATTAACCCATTAGGCAAAAATGAGAAATCCTATAAATAGCCACTAAACGCTAATTAGTGGCAAAATATAGTAACTAAAAAAGCGAGGGAAAGGGAAAATAAATACGGTATGATTAGCACCAACTTTGATACGAGAACGGAACTAAGCCATATTGTGTACAACGTGCCACGTATAACCGTAGTTGCGGAATTATTAACTTAAATATTGTAAGATGACACAGAATGAAATTGCACTTAAAATCCTAAATATGGGTAAAGACGGCTATAAAGATGATGCTGAAGGTTTTGAAAAACTAAATAAAGCGAACAAGCTAATTGAGGAACACGTAACCGAGCAATTACGGTTATACGGTGTTAGCGTTTCGTTGCCATCAGACCCGATGGTTTTAGCTAAATACCTTCACGATAACTACGAACAGATAGCCAAAAGAACTAACTGGAACACTCAAGAAAATTGCAAAGTTGAATTTGAGGACTTACCAATCGAAAATAAAAACACAATGATTCTTTTGGCGGGAAAACTAATACTGGACTTTGTTGGCAATGAACGCTAACGTCGGCTATGTGAACCAAAAGTAGACAATAACAGAGGTGTTTCAAAACAAACACAACCTTTTGTTTTTCGTTTGTATTTTTGCCCAAACTTAAATTAAAATGAAAAGAAAAGCAAAACTCTACCGCGTTATTAGAAAACGCAACAACACAATGGGCGATAAGTCAATTAACACAAGCGAGGTTTCTATACCTAGTTGGTGTCAAGTTGTAATAGCCAAGCCCGACGAACAAACCCCGCGAAAAAGATTCATAGCTTTCGACCCAAATATGCCCTCTATTTTTGTAGAAGATTGGGGTATTCAAGGTTCGGTAAAAGATTACCTTCGCGAGAACCAACCCAAGATTAACTTCAATAAAACAGGCGTGCTAGTAGCAAGAGAGTACGAGGAAAACCTTCAAGATTACCTTGACGCTTCTTCGTATTGTAAGAACTCTATCTCTAGTGACACACTCGGTTCAACGCCGACTTACGAGGCGGTAAACCGCGAGGACAGTGCCAAGAAAAGCTTGACTGATGATATTAAAATCACTAAAGCTAAGTCAGTTGTTTACGAAGCACCAATTAAAGAACTAGTAGCTTACGCAAAAGTTATCGGCGTGCCAATTACTGATGTGTACGGTGTGAACAAAGACTCGGAAGAGATTCGTTGGGACTTAGTATCTCACGCACAAAGAGAACCCGAAGCTTTCTTGCGCCGATTCAACTCAGAGATAACAAAACGTGAGTACATCTTACTTGACGCTAAAGATAAAGGCGTTGTTAAGACAGACATTCGCGCCAACGCACTCTATTGGGCGGACGGTTCGACAATTAAAACATCTCCAACGGGGGTTAGTGTTATCTCTCACTTCGCGGAAACTTGCGACTCAAGTGAAGAGGACTTAGCTGCGTTCATGGAAATTTGCGCAAGGTCAGGCAACGAGTACGGTGGTTTCAAAAGCGTAAAGCAAGACATAACCAAAACCGAACTAAAGCGCGCCACAGCCGAAGAGTTGTTTGAAAGAGCAAAAGCAGTGGGCGTGATTTTTTGGAACGCAGAAGACATGGGCTTCCACTTCCAAGACCAGTTTATTTCTAAACAAAAGAAGCCTCTATTCCAAGAGATTGAGGGCAACGAGGACTTTAGAAAAGCACTCATCGAGGCTATCGGAGAGAAAGAATAATCTCAACCCAACATTTTTTTTAAAGCCCTTCTGTAATTAGTTGGGCTTTTTTTTTATCTTTGCGTAATTAAAGCAACAAACAACGGTGCTTTTGCGCCTTTAAACAAACATTATAATGAACGAACTAATTAAAAAAACAAACAGCCTTAGTGAGATGATAGACCAAGAGGTTGAGGCTGTGATGAACGGAGAGAAAGACCCGAAGATTCAGTTTGTGGTCAGGAAAACAATAGAGAAAGCTTTAGCTAAATTAAAGCAACTCGACCCACTTCTTATTGAGGATTTGGAATCTTACGGAGGCGAGGTTACGGTTGGAGAACACACGCTAACCCTTTGTTCGCGCAAAACTCACGACTTCTCAGACGTGGCTCAAATTAAAAGATTAGAGCAAGAGATTAAAAGACTAAAAGATTTGTCGAAAGCCGCCGAGAAGGGCGAGATATATGACGAAAACGGAGAGCAAATATTACCACCAACAATCAAAACAACTGAATATGTCAAAGCTACTGTTAGACCTACCCGATGATGTTCACAACACGCTAAAAGAAATAACGTCTTGGCGCGATACCGAGAACACAGTTACGGGAATTATCTTAGAGGCTGTAAACGATTACCTTTACAAAATAGGAATAAAGTAAACTCAACGGCTTACATATTACTTTAAAATATATGATTACAATATTCAAGGACTCTTTCGACACAAACAACCCGAAGTACATATCTATTAAAACCGCGCTGCAAAGAATACGTGACGGTAAGTCAAAGCACATAGTTGAGGCTATAAGAAAAGGTGATAGTGGACAAAAGAAGAACTTGCCCTCGGTTGTTTTTGGCGGGGAGTGCCGAAAAGCCATTGAAAAAGTAAAGTCTAACGGAGCAACGTACACCTCTTTTCGGGATGACAACTCTATTACTGCGCACTCAGGGTTTTTTGTGTTGGACTTTGATAAGGTAAAAGACGTTGCGGCTAAAAAGAAGGTTTTGATGTTGGACGACTACATCTACGCTTGTTGGGTTTCCCCTTCGGGTAACGGGCTAAAGGCTCTTGTTAAATGCCGCCCCGATATAGAACGTCACAAAGATATGTACCTTGCTTTTGTGGACAGATACCCCGAACTTGATACAACCTCACAAAACATTGCTAGGCTTTGCTACGAGTCTTACGACCCTGATATTTACATTAACCCGAACTCTAGGGTTTGGGAAATGATGGCGACAAAAAAAGAGGTTCGTGAAATAAAAAGGGGAACGCAAGAGAGGCGAAACAACCGAATAATATCTATTGCTGTTTCAATGGTTCGCGCAAGTGTGGACGGAGAAAAGCACGGAAACCTTTTAAAGGCAGCAAAACTATTGGGCGGTTACATTGCGATTGGAAAGATTGACGAAGCCCACGCCCGACAAGTTTTAGAAGATGAAATAAGGGCAAAGAACCCTAAAGACATGAACGGCGCGTTAAAGACCATTGACGACGGAATAGCTTACGGTAAAGCCCAGCCCGTTCAAGAAACAAAAAAGATTGAAAAGAGTGTAGAGTTTACTATTAACGAAGAGGGTAATTACGACTTCTTAGCTTCCGATAGCGAAATGGACGATTACATTAACGCTGTGATAAACGGCACGCTTGAAATGGGAAGCTCAACGGGGTTGCAAAACCTTGACTACTTCTTTAGGTTAAAGCGAAACACAATGGTTTGGTTTGGAGGGGTGGACAACTCAGGTAAAACTACGGTTATGTGGTACTTGTCAGTTCTTGCTGCTATCTTTAACGATTGGAAGTTCTTAGTGTACTCTGCGGAAAACAACGACGGGCAAGCCCGAAAAAAGATAATAGAACTGTATCTAAACAAACCAATAAAAGAATGCTCAAAGCAAGAGGTTGAGTCGGGAAAAAAGTGGTTCTCGGAACATTACAAGATAATGACAAACCGAAAGTTTTATTCGTTGGAGGACTTTTTACTTCGCGCAGAGATTGTGTTTGATGAGGGTTGGGAGTACGATTGCCTTATGGCAGACCCCTACAACTCTTTTGAGATAAAAGATAACCAATACATAGAAAACATATCGAACCTCAACAAACTTCGGGTGTTTAAAGAAAACTATTCAAGTGTATGGGTTGCCGACCACGTAACGTCATCTGCCGCTCGTGACAAGGGGGAGGGTGGAAAGATAAACAGACCCTACAAAAGCCAAATAGAAGGAGGGCAAATCAAAGCAAACAAGGTGGACGACTTTATTATCATACACAGAGATACTAAAGACCCCGAAAATTGGATGTACAACCAAATACACATAGACAAGGTAAAAGACACAGAAACGGGGGGCAAACCAACCCCTAACGAAGAACCCGTAATGTTGCGCTCCAACCCCGACTTGTGCGGTTTTGAGTGCGGTGGTATAGACCCTATAAGAAAATATTGGAGCAAAAAGATTCTACAAAGTAGCTTAGAACTATAATTTTTTGTACCTTTGGAGTTGAACGATTTATTCAAAAAAGATGAAAAGTAAAGTAACAGAATTAAAAGCATTTGGCGACTTAGATAAGTACGGCAACAAAATGCACAGCATAAAGTTCGAGGACGGAACAGAGGGCTTATATTTGGGCAACCCCGAAAAACCCGCGTTTACCGTTGGGCAAGAAGGCGAGTACGAAATAGAAGTTAAGCAAGGAAAGAAAGGCGACTACAACCGCATTAGAAGACCAAAGAAAGACTTTACCCAAACAAAGGAGATGTCTTATACAGAGGTGCTGCAATATTGCCGCAAAAACGCTCTTAGGGCTTGTGCTTTGAGTAAGCAAGAAAACAGAAGCGAGTACGCTAAGTTTATCTTAGGCTCTGTTCGCAGTTCTATTCCTATGTGGGGAGAAGAACACCGAAACCTTGACAACCGAAGGGATGCGCTTTTGTCTGCTTGCGAGTCGGGAGAAAAAGATGTTTTAACAAAAGCTAAAGAACATTATGAATACATTGTTGGAAACTAAAAGATTCTACTGCTCCAATAAAGAGTTGGGGGTTGGTAGTTGTAAAAATCAATGCGAAAGATGCGCCGAATACGAATACGCTTCAGAACAACCCGAATTGTTAGACTAATTCTTGATAAGATATTTGTCGAGAAGCTGCCCGAAGATGTGGCGTTTGGGGTTGGTAGAATAAATGACAATCACTCATCACGTAAAATGCGTGACGGATTTTAAACGAGTGTATAAAAAACCGCCAAAATTATCAAAACGTAGAGGTAATGGCGAGAAATAGTGCTTTCTTTACCAAACAGCAACCTTGCAATGGTTTATTTATCTTTTCAACTTAACACAGTTTTGTATTACAAAGGCGCGGTTAATTACACCGCCCCCGTAACAGAAAATCGCACAACCATCCAAACGCGAATCAACGCCCTGTAATTTTTTTTACAGTTCCTTTCAAAAAAGACCCTTGCCAATTTTCTCGGCAGGGGTTTTTTATTTATATTTGCCGACATTATGCAAGACCAAATAGTACAACAAGTAGTAGAGAAGTTTTTAAGCCGTTCTAAGGCGGGAATAGATAAATACGGGGTAACACTCGATAGAGACGATTTAACAACCGTAGAGTGGCTTAAACACCTTCAAGAAGAGCTACAAGACGCAACCCTTTACATAGAGAAGTTAATTACCTTAGCCGAGGGTCAAGAGTAAATGTGTAGCGTGAACCCGTCGGGGTAAAGTTCTAGTAACTTATCCATAGCTACGGTGCTACTTTTAGGGGCGATGTCTTTTACCCCATCTCCGTCTATATCCATAGATTGCTCGTAAGGGATAATGCAACCGAGAATATCGCTGCGCTTTGTGCGAGGGTTTATTGAACCTACGAAGTTTACTTTGTCGTGGAAAAGTATTTCAGTTCTTCCTTCCACGTCTTTAACCCAAAAGCACTTGCCGAATTTTGGCGAAACGTGAGGGATAACATTGTACCAACCTTCGGGTATGCAACTAACGCGAACCTTGTTTTCTTTCCAAGCCAACTCTAAAGTGTCGCAAGAATAGTCCACACCGTTACGTTCGTTAAAGGCGTACAACCTTCCCTCCGTTTGAGCATCTTTGTACTCTCTCTTTATTTCAACTCTTTTTTCCATTCGCTCGGCATTCTTTTTTCCGCGCAAGGAAAACCGTTCTTCCTTGCCCACTCTAAATATGTTGTTGCAGATATTTTACTAATCGTGTTTGAACCTCTTTGAAATACTATGCGTATATCTATTTCAGGGTTGCACTTCTTGGCGTGGAGTAGCGTTGTCCTTGAGCGAACATCCAACACACCCTTTGTTTCCACGTACATAAACGAACCGTCTTTTTTTTCAAAAACAAAATCAGGCGTATAAGTACGCGGAACAACGTAGGTTATCTTTTGCGACTCATACTCAAAAGGCACGCTTAATGTTGCCGCGAAGTCACCCTCAAAATTACTTCGGTACTTACCCTTCTTTTTGGAACGTTTGCGTGTGTTAACCTTTTTTCTTGACAACCTTTGTCTTTTTGCCGTTTGGCATTTTAACAACTACCTTACGCTTCTTTGGGGTTTCGACTCGCTTAATGGACATCCCCCCTGCGTGCTTGGTCTTATACACTTTTCTTTTCGGTGGTTTCACGTCTTATTTTTTTATAGATGAAGTTAATAATTGGAGTAGAACCTAAACCGATAATAAGCCCCGAAATGTTTGGGCTGTTGGTTATATCAAAGTTTATTAAGTTGCTAATAGGCGCAGCCACCTCTTCGTAAGCTAAACAAAGAGCAGCAGAACCCATAAAAGCTATTGCCACATTATCCCAACGGTCTTTTACCCACACGCCCAAGTTAGGGTATTTTTTTTGGTTTGCGTTGTACCTTGATAATTCCGCTATCAAAGTACCCAATAAAGCTGTTACGTAAATCATATTGGTTCTTCTGTTTTTGGTGGATAATTGATTTGTGTCTTTATAAGCTCACCGCTTTCTATTCGTTTAACAACCTCTTGTAAACACTTTTCGTCGCTCCAAGGTGTTGTTAAACTAGTGAAGTGTAAGCATCGTTCATTTGTTAGAAGCTTATTCATTTGCGTTTCAAACCTAAAATAAACGTCCACGCCACGTTGAATACCTAGCGTTACATCCGCTACTTTTTTGTGAAAGCGAATATTTGTGGCATCTACAAAATTGCCTTTTTTGTCTAGTTCTATTCTCATGGGTTTGGTATTATTGGTTGTGGTAATATAGCGCAAACAACGGCAAAGTTTCTAAACTCGGTAAAAGATTTTTGGTCAAATGCAACTTGCGCTCTATTTCTAAGAGCTACTCTATAAAACCAAGTTGTAAAATTTGGCCCACTTGTAGATGAAATAAAATAATGATTGCCAGAAACGCCGTTAGGTGTTAAACCTGCTGCATATTGAATGGTTGATTGATTAAAGTCTATTATAGGCAAAGTCATAATAATTTCAAACGGAGGTACATAATAATCTGAGTTCCCTAAAGGGTCTGTGTATGCTACTGCATCGCTCAATAAGGTACTATAAAGTTTGGTGTTGTTACTGAAGTTTGGGTCATCGATAACGTGAGGCCACCTAATACCAGTTAAATTATCGATAGCGACATTATTACCATAAACTTGAAGTCCGTTTTCATCAGTCCACCTGTCTTTGTTTCCGAATGGATTATTGTAAAAAAGGGTATTACCTGTAGAGTCAGTTGCAAAATCTAATATTTGGGTTCTTACTTGTACGCCTGAAGCTGTAGTTTGATTGAAGTTATTAAAAACTCCATTTGCTAATTGCCAACCCGCATCATAAGTATCATAAGATATAAGTTGGTTTGGTTTATTAGGCCTTTGATACAAAGTAATTAAAGGGGGAGTAGGCGCAGCAGGAGTGCAAACTACATTTTTGACCGAAGGAAAACTACTCGTAGTGCCGTCACTATCAGTTACTGTAATGTCGGGCAGTACCAACGTGCTTCCACTTGCAACCGTGTTTAAGTAGCTGCCGTCGCTGTTCTCTACATTTGCATCAGGTGCTAAAACATTGTCAGTCTCTGTGGCTTTTACTAAGTTACTTGATAAAACTGTGCCAAGAGTATTAACCACATTGACAGTTGAATCAGCGACATTGTAAACTCCTGAACCCTCTGCTGTTATAGTTGCGCTTGCTATTAAAGTACCATCGCTTTTGTTAATGTTTATAGTCGCATCGCCAATAATAATATCCTCGCTAACATTACTAGCAATTAACTCCGACCTCAAAACTGCATTTAACGTGTTTTTTATCACAGCAGTAGCATCGGGTGCTGTTAGAGTTAATGAGTCTGTGGCTAGTACATTTGTAGTCGATAATGTCGTGCCATCTGTGTTGTCTAAAGTGATTACGCTGTCAGGTATTCTAAAATGTGAACCTTGTTTTGAACCTATTAATGTCATTCCAGTCGATTGTCTTACCTCGATGTTTAAGGTTCCTCCTGAAGCTACGTTGTCAAAAAATACACTATTTACATTCACCGTACCATCTGCCGCTAAACTACAAACTACATTCACAACAGAAGGTTGAGTAAACGTACTGCCGTCGCTATCAGTTACTGTAATGTCGGGCAGCACTAAAGTATCACCGCTTGCAACCGTGTTTGTGTAGCTCTCATCGCTATTCTTTACCGTTGCATCCGCACCAGGAGTACCACCGCCTCCTCCACCAACAAGCATAGCATCGCACCCTATTAAGTTACTCATCGTACTTCTATTACTTTGTTCTGAATAAGGGTGTCTTTGTTACACTCGTTAATAACCGAGACGTTTCCGAATTTACGCCCCCACTTTGGAGTCCACCCCCAACCAAACAACCTCGACCTTTGCCAATGGTCAACTATTAAAAAAGAATTATTATTCTTGATAGTGAAAGTGCCTAAAGAATCCCCGTCAACCCAAACAAAACTTCCTTCGGTGCAACCCTTCTTAAACTCAGCTATGTGAAGGTCTGTTTGCGATTCTCGAATTACGGATATAACCGTGTCGTGTTCCACTGTGCGTATGATTTGCAGACGCTCTACTGTCTTTGGTTTTATTGCTAAAGAGTCACGCAACAAGTCCAACTCAGTCTTGTAAAGCGCAGTAAGTTGTTTTCTTGTCAGTATTTCTTTTCGTACCGTTTCGCGGGTTTCATCTAACGCAGACTCGTAGTTGTTTTGGGCTATGAAATACTCGTCTTGGTATTTCTTGCAAGATTGAACCGAAAAGAACAACGCCACAATAAGCCCCAAAGACAACACACTCTTCCAATGCTTGGTTAAAAACTTAATCGCTATCTCTCCATCTATTTCCCCTAGCATTTTACTTGGTATCCTAAAATTGTTTTTGCTCTACCGTCATTGTAACAGTCAGTTACCACGTTTCGGTAAAAATATTTTACGTCTTTGCCCGACTTGTGCGTAATTACAATGTACCCACTTGTCGGTTCTTTTGTTAATATCGTATGGTCGAAGTTTACGTTCGACTCATCAACCTCTTCTTTTCGCGCAACCATGTACTTAGAAGCCATTGTCATTGGCAACTCTTCATCATTGTAACCGTAGCTTTTTAAGTAGCCCTTAGAGTTCTTCTGAACAACAGAGTACGTTTCATCACCATCCCACTTAACCTCTATTAAATGATAACCGTGAGGGAAAACATCGTCCAACATACCCACCGTTATATCCAACGGCTTTATGTTGTCCATTACCTTTGCCAACCTCGCTATTTTCTTATCTAAACTATCAGGAGTTATCACTTCCGACTTTTTTTAAGAAAATATTGAGTATTGTATCTACTTGGTTCATTAACCTACGACCTTCCTCCGCACTAAACTTATCGTCCAAAGAGTTGAAAATATCCTTGAAAGTTTCGCGGATTTCACGAATGTCATCCTCCACAGCAGTTATCCTGTTGTCTTGGTTTTCCTCGTGCTTCTCGTTGTAAGCCTCTTTTTTGCCACTAATCTTTATTTGCTTGTAAATAGCATATATAGCAGCAGCAACGGGTATTCCTATCCCTACTATCCATACTAAAGCCTCGCCAACCGTTAGGTGCATCTTAGTAATCTACGCCTTTTTGTTTGTAAAATACGGTTGCGTTGTTTGTTGTGCCGTCAACCGAAATTGGATTCAAAAACTCTTGCCCCAAATCAGAAGCTGTGTAGTTTACAGAAGTCGAAGCGGGCAAAGCAGCGCTAGTTCCACCGTCTAATTCATAAATGGTACTCGCACCCCCCGAAGGAGAAGAAACCGAAATAGACGAAATCTTAGCGTCGTTCTTTTTAATTATAACCAAAGACACTGCTGAAAGGTCAGCAGAGAAGGCTTTGTTAATGTTTCCGTTGTTAGCGTCAGTAACCACAACCACTTTTCGAGCTTCGTCTTGAGCCGCATCGTAAATCCAATCCCCTACTTGTAGTTGGTTATCGCTTACTGTTGTGTATTGTGTTCCTATGGTTGACACGTTTCCCGTACCCGCAGTGCTTGCAGGAACAGTGTCTTTAGTGGTGTAAATCTTTAGAGGCATAGCTTTGATAATTGATGAGTACAAAAATACGCATAAAAAACTATTGCCTTTGTTTACTTTAACGAGCAGACCCCTTTATGGTCGTTCCGCTACCACCCGACAAAGCCCTCGATGAAGAACCGCCCTTTATAGTCCCCGAAACCCCCTTCTTTTTATCCTCGAAAATTAAGTCGCGCACATCTTCGTTAGAATATATGTAAATATCTCTAACGTCTCTTGGTAATAAAAACCCTAACCCCGCCAAAGCAGTTACCAAAGCTTTCCACCCTAAATACTCTTTTCTTTGTTTGTTTCGCTCATCCGTAGACTTCATTGCCGCCTCATAAGAACTAAGAAGTGGTGAGTATTGAGGTGCTATAATTTGCGCCATTTCAGTCCACCTCATCCCCATAACGTCATCCAAATTCATTCGGTTGAACATTATGTTATCCTTGAACTTGTCGTACTCTTTAGACTCTCTTGTTATACCTTCCCCAAACTCTTTGTTTAAGTACTCAATAACATAGTTTGACGCGGCTCTTGGCGCAAAAGTCCAGTTTCTTTGAAGTGTTAAAGTAACAACAGAAGAAATAAGCGACTTCATAAACTCATCCATGGAGGGTAGAATATCCTCAATAGGCTCGTCTTCGTCCGAAAGGGCTGCTGCGATTGCGCGGGTTAAAGCCCCCGTTAGCGCACCGTAAACCGCAAAACGAGAAAGGATAGGAATTGCCGTTTTCAAACCACCGAACAACCCGTCTTCCACCGCAGCCATTCGCAGTTGCTCGTACTCGTTAATCACAAACGGTAACATGAAATACTTAACAGCGTTGAACATTCCACCCTCCGCAGAAGCCTTTAGCTGAACCCCCGAACGCTCGGCTAGGTTTGTTGTAGAAAACGCCTTTCTAACCGCAGCACTAGCCTCTTTGGTTATCTTGTCAAACAAAACCCTGTTGTCGTTTATGAACTTCTTATCGGTAAGTTTGTCGAGGTCTAAGCTTTCGCCCGTTTCCTTTTTGTAAGCGCGTTGTAACTTATCAAAGAACACCCCACGAGAATAAAACATATCGGGCGTTTTTAACAGCGCCTCCATGTAAGCCTTGTTGGATATTCTTATTCGGTTTCCTTTTATGTTTACAGTAAAACCAAGGTCTTGCATAGCCTCAATGCCCTTTCCAACCCTAGCTTCTAAAGATTGCGTTCTTGCAGTAAAACCCACATCCTCCCCAAGCATGGTTGCTGCGTCCGCTTGCCCCGCGAAAACAGCGTTACCCAAAATCCTTTGCTTGTCAGATATAGGCAAGTTAGCAACAGCCTTAAACAACCAATCAGGCTCGGCAAGCGTCTTTTTAGCAATCTCAAAAGATTTGAACGAAGCCGTTTCAAAGTTCACTAAATCGCTCATAGCCACGTAAGACTGGTTACTTAAAACCTCCTTTACCGCGCGAGCCGTAGAACCTAACATATACCTATAAGCGCCCGCCTTTATAGCGTTTGTAATAGGGTTGTTGAAGTTACTTACCTGTTTACTCGCTAATAAGTATCTTCTAAAATCTTCCGCGCCCTTATTAACCCCCGAAGCAAAAGAAAACATCTTGTCGTTATTGGAGTTCATCTTTTCAAACATATTGAAAGCCTTTCGCTCCGTTCTTAGCGGCTGGGTTAGATAGTAGTCCTCTAGTGTCTGTTGGTAGGAGTTTTGAACCGACTCCGCTAAACTAAAAGAAACCAACTTCACACCCTCTGTTCTTTCCTCTAAGTTACCCGCTTTTGTTGAAGGGCGGACAATACCGCTATTCATCATGTTATCCACCGAAGCGTTCACATCACTCTTTGATGTTTGCATAACAACAGGGTAGTGCATATAGTAGTTCAGTTCCTCAAAACTCTCTCCGCGAACCCAACGAGCATCGCGGGCAAATTCTGTGTTCTCACTAAATATAATCTCGGCTGTACTCACGTAATCCCTTTCAGCTTTACTCATAGATTCGTACAGCTTCTTAGCGTCAAGTTCCCCGTTCTCGTCCTTAAACTTGTCGTAAGTCTTTAGTATTTCTTTGTATCGCTTCTTGCCGTAATTGCTTATGTACGTTTCTCTCGCCTCCGTAGTTCCCGTTAAAACATCTATAAGCTGCTTTACCGTATAAGCTTTATTTGATTGAGGGTTGGCATTTCGGTGCATCTCCGCCATGTAAAGAAACCCACGTATGTCAGAGGCTTGTGACTTTTTAATGTTCTTTATAGCCCTAGCTAACATCCCCTTGTACTTGTTAGCTTGAGCTTCTAACTCTCCGTAAGCGATGTTAAACGGCTCTAAAGCCTTTGATATAGCCTTTCCCTTAAACCCAAACGAGGAATCGGGCGTTGTACTTTGACTCTTTATCATTTGTCTTCTGACCCTTTTAGCTTTGCCCGAAGCAAGTTCCCTGATTGGCGTGTCTATTGCGTCAAACAACTTACCGATAAGACCTCTCTCTTGTTTGGTTTGTTCGTTTATTGAGTTAGCTGTTCTTTGAGCTTCAATGGTTTGCGCCAACTTGGATGCTTGGCTTGGCATAAGACCAACCTCCATTGCGTCAAGAACCCTGTTCAATAAAGACAAGTCCGCGTCGCTCATATTCTCCAAGTCTTCGCGCTTTACACTAGATATTACGTCTTGAGCCTTTTGTTTTACGGGTCTACCCGATAGGTCTTGTTGGTTGTTTTTTACAAACCCAACCTTATCCTGAATCTCGAAAAATACTTGCTCTTTATTTACAGGCTTTTTCTCTAGCTCCAATAGTCGTTTTTTGTTCGCACGCATAAAGTCAGCCATGTCTTGGGTTATATCCCCACTTGCAACCAAATTACTAATGGTTTCGTTGTAGTTTTCTTCGGTTAAACCTTGCGCTATATTACTAGCCTCAACCTCTCGCAACCCAAGTTGCTCTGCGGCTCTGTTCACTATCTCGTTTGCTTCTTGTATTTTAGCCGCAACGTCTTCAACCGCGAATTTACCGCGACGCGAAAAGTCATCCACCAACTCTGTGTAGCGTTTTATGTCCTCGTCCAAAATAGCCCGAACATCTAATTCCATTAAAGGAATCATACCAACAGAAACGGTATCAAAATCCCCTCGCTGTATTCTCCTTTTGGCTTCTTTAGATTTCTTTTTGTAAGTATTTAGCCTTTGCGCTTTAGCCTCCGCAACAACCAACCCATAAGCACGCTCAATAACGCTGTCTATATTGTTTGGTGTTATGTTCTTCATGCTCGACAACATAGACTTAACCCTAGATGCCCTCACGTCAGATAAGCCCAACTCTTTCATCTCAAGGGCAATCAACCGACTTAATTCAGCGCGGGCTGTTTTAGCCTCACTCACCTTTTTTCTTTGAGCGCTCATACGCTCTCCAAACTTAGCCCTAGCTTGCGATAGCTTTTCTTTTACCGCCTCCTTAGCTTGACGAATCTTCTCGTCCTTCGCAGACATTATCTCCTTGAATCCTTGAACAAAACGCTCCTTTTCTGTTAAGCCCTGTGTTTCGGATTCTACGGTAGGGGTACTTTTTACCTTACTAACGCCCTCTGGTGAAATGTTTTTGTAAACACCCTCCCTTGCACGTATGTTAAAACTACCGTCAGGGTTTACCGAGTCGATAACACCCCTTCGCTGTTTTTTTGTTTTTTTACCCCTAACGTAGTCCTCATAAGTTACGGTTACTTTGTCGCCCGCGACGATTTTTTCGCCCCGTACTTGACTAAACATATTGTCATAGATTTTACGCATTGGCGCGTTTAACTCTATGTCAATATCACTTCCTACTATTCCGTTGTATATCTCTAACAACCAATTCTTGAAATTATCAAAGTATTTTTGAAGTGTACTCACGGGGGCTTTACCTTCTGATAAATACTTTTCAAAGCCTCTAGCAAACTTCTCGCTTGTTTCAGTTGTCCAAGTATCTGTCTGCGCCCACGCAAGTATCTCTGAACGCTCTGCATCAGACAGGTAGTGTTCATAAACGTGAGCTAACTCATGGAGGGGGGTTGATACGTTAGGGTCTGTTAAGGCGTATATAATATAATTGCCGTCTTGAGCCAACATAGCACCTTGCTCTCCTTGGAATAGCGGAACAGCTCTATTGAGATTCATTCTCATTTCGGGTGTGATGGGGATTGATAGCTGCTCACCAACAACTTGTGAATTATCTATTCTCTCGTTTAATCTATCGGCTTCTCTGTAAGCCTCCTCAAATTGATTTTTATTGTATTCAGCTATAAAACCGCCACCTTCGTTAATAAGTCGTATTGAACCGTCCCTTTGAACATCCACAACGACCTTTCTTGTGTTGTCACCAAAATCAACAACCTCAACCTTAGCCCTTTTGTCAAACCTCTTAGCTTCTTTCCCCGCCACTTTAGGTAGGATGGAGTTGTAGAAGGCTTTCATTCCTTCGCCACCAACTTTCAACCCATCGCCTCTTAGTGTAAAAAACTCAGGATTTGTAGGTTGATTTTTCCACTCTCTTCCCTTGTTTCTATCTGCTCCTTCTATAAGTTTTTGAGCAAGTTCTTTACCTATTGTATCCTCCATTTCAGAAGGTGTCATCTTTTTACCAGAAGCTCTATATTCTGGTAATTCATTCCCTCTCGTGTCTTCTAAAACAAGGTTATATGTTCCGTCATCATTTTTTATTGCTGATGCTTGGCTTATTTGCTTACTCAAATCATACCTATCAGCACTTTGTTCTCCCGTTACCCAAGCCACCCTATCAAAGCCCTCGTCAGCAGCCATCTTTAATGCTCTACGCATAGCCATACCTACCCATTGGTCGGTTTTTTTGTATGGCATATTTGGTATTTTACCTTCGTTTCTCCAATTTGCATTGTCCAATCTTAGAAAATCGTCTATGTTTTGGTTTATTCTGTCTATTAAATTTAATGCTTCTGGAGTTCCTATCCTTTCTAATTCTGGCACATTTGTTGGCAGATTAAGTCTTTTTGCATCCTCATCAATCTTCAACTCTTCTGCTTTTACCTCTTCTTTTGTTTTTACCCTTTCTTTGTTTGGTATATTAAACCCTTTCTTCTTCCCCTCTTGCGCCCAATCAGATTGTACCTCTTCGATAAACATTACACGCTCTCCGTTTGGTAAGGTACGCTCGTTTATTCTTAGGTGGGCAAGGATGTTAGCCTCGTCCCAATGTGAGGATTTGTATGAGTCATTAGTTTTTATTCTGTTTACCTCTGCTGTTATCTCATTTTGTTTCCTTAGAATTGCATCGGCTTTATTCTGTAATTCTCTTTTTTTATTATCTAATTTTCTTGCCCTACTATCCCCTCTGCTTTCTAGTGATGGTATGCTAGGGGTTACACCTTCTTTTGCTTTATATTCTTCTAAAATAGCAATTATTTGATTTTCAACATCTCGTATATCTTTATCATATATCTTGTTGTATTCTAAATCTAACTCGTTTTTTTCACTATTTAATTCAACTATTCTAGCTTTATCTTGTTTTGATTGTGGCAGCGTCAACAACACCTCTTGGTAGTTTTCCCCGCCTTCTAAGGTGTATTGGGAGTATTTTGGTTCTTTCTTTTCTTTTTCTAATTGTTGATTGGCTATGTAGTTATTAGCTAAAAACTCATCAGTAAAACTTTTTTCTTCTATACCATTTCTGGTTACAGTAAAAACTCCATTATTATATTGAATATCAAACTTATCCGACTTAGTTACCCTTCCTTTACTAACCTCAACAATTTCTATTTGATTATCGTTGATGTATTGCTCAACAACTTCTTTAGGTACAGACTTTGCGTTATTTTCCTTCTTCCACTCGTTAAGATAGTCTTGTAGTCCTATCCACTCAAGCTCTTGGGTTGTCCCCTTACCGCCCTTCTCCCCTATTTGCTTAACCCATTGTTCAGGTGTCGCAGCGGCTTGTTGTATGTTAGCTAAACCCTCTTTAGCCGTAGACTTAAATGTAGGCTGTTCTTGTCTTAAGCTGCCATCGGGTGCTTTTTCTGCCTTTTGAAAAGCAATCCTTTGGTACATCTCATCCTTAGAAACACCCGCACGTTTAGCCATAGCCTCCACCATAACATCGCCCACTACCGCTGCGCTCTCTGCTTGTGGTTTGTTTAAGCCAAATATACCGCCCATTACATCGAGCAACCCTCTAATGTTTTTGGGTTTAACGCGCCTAAACCTACCTATACTTTCGGCTATTTTTTCTTGCTCTTGAACATCTAATTCTTCTTGGGTTTCGGTACGCAGTTCGGGACTCTCTTGTTCCCCTTCTTCTTGAATCCTATCATCTGATAGTTCTTCCAACACGGCTTTCTCATCTGCTACATCCCTAGTTTTGACTTCTTCCCGTAACTTCTCTTGCTCGATTTCTTCCCTGATTTCGGCTTCGAGCAACTCTTGGTCTTCTTTGCTTGTTTCATCATTTTCTGCTATTTTGGTTAATTCTTGGTTTATTTGGTTAATCCTTTCGTATTCTTTTGGCGCAGCTGCTTTGTCAACCCCCTCTAAAAACTGCTCTAATCCGTTGCGCTCTTTTATTAAGGACGCTTGAGCCGCTTGAGCTTTATCGCTTAACGTGGGGTTTGTTTGTGATATGGCGGCAGCATCCGCTTTTACTGCGTTTGCCTCTACCTCGGTTATCTCCCCATTAGCCACGGAACGCTCTAACCCCTTTGCTATATTTTGATACGTTGTACTTCTGTATTTTTTTACCGCATCGGCAGAAACCCCAACAGCTCCGCCCAACCCCATTACAGCACCCATAAAAGCGCCAGAAGCGTAAGCGTTTGACATTTGCTCGGCATAGTCCCCAAAACTATAAGACTTAACCCCCATTAAGTCATCGGTCAACATTTGAGTCATTTCGGTTACAGCCTCGCTAATACCCTCTTGATTCATGTCAACCCCCATGTTTTTTGCAATGTCAATGGCTGTGTTTTTTGCTATTTGTTTCGCTGTTTGCCTTGCGCCATCTTCCCCGACTTCTGCTGCGGCACGCCCAACGGTAGACTTTAAAGACCCCTTTAAAATATCAAAGTTTTTCGAGGCTATTCTACCTGTTACCGACTCCCCCAACGCTTCCGCACCACCGTACAACCAAGACCGCAAAACCTTTTGCGATTGCTCTAAATTCTGTATGTCGGGGTCTTGTGATACCTGCGATTCAGAAAACTCCCTAGAAGCCATAATAGGCGTTAAAGTAGCAGCGCTTCGCAGTAGGTAAGAACCAATACTACCGCCACCACCCGTAACAGCAGATATGGCTGTAATAGGCAAACTCTCCATAGTTAGGTTCATACCCTGCGCGGCTGCGTCCACAAAATTACCGTTCAATAAAGACTCTAAAAAGTTACCCTCGTAAGCCCTTGTTTTTTCACGTATTTCCTCGGCTTTTCGCCCCAAGTCCATAGCGTTTAGCCTTGATTGAATAGCTATCGAGGTTTCTGTCGTTGGTAAGCCCGTTATTTCCTCAATGGTTGCCGCTACTAAACTAGGCAATCCCTCTAGTGATTGTGCCGTAGAAACAAGCCCTGCGCCCAAAGACTCTAATATATCTCCGCCCCGAGAACCAGATTGAATCTGCCTTTGTAACCGAGATTGTAACTCGGGGTCGTCCGATATTTCAATATCCACAGTACCCGCTTGTATTTTATTGACTTGATTGTATATTACATCAATCATCTCATCCCTATACACGGGCTTTCCGTTTATTTTATATTGCTCCGATGTCGGAAGTGGTCTGCCCAAATTGCTTTGTTTCGCCTTCGGGTCTTGTAATACTTCTGTTATTTTTAAATCTTGAGTTGTTACACCCAAGTCATCAGCTATTGCAGCAGCCGACTGAGAGGGTTCTTCTATTTGACCAAAATCGGGTACGTCTAACCTACCCTGTCTTTCCGTAGTATCTTTCCCCGAACTACTTGGTAACTCGAATCGTTGTTCCTGTTGGGTCGGTTGTGTACGTGAAGGTTCTACCGAAGACGCGGAAGGTTCTTTTTTTTTTACAGCTTCATCAAAGGCACTAACATCTACCTTTTTTACCGCCTCGTCAAATACAGATATATCTATTTTTTGCTTCCCCATTATCTACTTATTTTCCCCGCCTCAATCAACGCCTCTATTGCCTCTTCCCTTGTAACTCCGTTACTTTCCATTACCGCCTTTATGCCAGATTCTTCCGCTTCCGTATAATTCTTATTCTCATTTGTTGGTTCGGTGGGCGACTCTTGACCACTTATTATAGCATCGGCATCATATAGGGTGGATAATGTTTCTTCAAGGTCTTCGCCCGATAATTTAGCTTTACTACCAAACTTAAATAACTTAACTTCTTTTCCACCAACATTAAGGTCTGTGGTACTAAACCCGCCAACGTAACTAACATCACTTCTACCCAATAACTGTTGTATTTGCGATGTCTTTTTCTCGTCACTCTCTGACGATGTGGCTATTTTATGAAGTTGGTTGTACGTACTCTCCAATTCCTTTTCAGGGAAAGGCGTTTTCTCCATATCGCCTATCATCCCCTCCCATTCAGATATAGTGTCAAATATAACCTTTCCTCTTTTCTCTCCATATTGCTCGCGAATGTTTTGAAGAATGTCGTCTTTTACACCCTCGTAAGGGACTTCTATATTTATTCTTTCGCTTGCTGAGCTTGGGTTTGAAGGGTCATAGGGTTTTTTAACCTCTACTACAACAACAGGCTCTCCGCTTGCATTAGCCGTAAGTCGAACAACCTTACCCGTTAAGCTCTCACCTTGCCCGTCTTGATTTACGTCAGCGGTTACTTTTATTTCTTCTTGAAGATAGGGCGACATAAAAATCTCTTTAGGTCTAACACTAGCAACCCCAAGCCTCTTAGCGTCCGCAAAACTGTTCTTAACCTCGCCAACCCCATCTGAAATAGAAATACCAACATTATCTCTACCTCTACCGCCAGACGATGCTTGACTTAGCCCCATTACCTTTTCAAAGCCTATGTTTTTACGAATGTAATCCTTAGCTAATCGCTCGGTTTCGGTTGGGTCGGGGCTAAAGAACTTGCCTACTAACTGTTTTTGAACTTCGGGCGTACCGTAAATTTGGTCGATAACATATTCTCGACCTTCGGGGCTTAGTTTTTGAACCAATTGAGCGCCAACAAAACCGCCCTCTCTAACTACATTTAAACCACCATCAAAAAGATTTTCAGCCCCCTCGGTGTTTGATAGTTCAGCCGCTAATCGCCCTGAAAAATCGTAAATATCTTTTCCTAAGTTCTCATTTACGGGTACAGCCTGACCCAATGCGCTATAAACAACTTCTGATATTTTAAAAGGGTCTGTTTCCCCCGAGGCTCTAACCGAATCGTAGTCGTTAAAAGCCGCAAGCGCAGGGTCTTTGAAGTAAACATCTTTTTGCGTTAAATCAAACGCGTCTTTAGATAATAACTTAGCCCTTTCGTCATAAATCTTTTTTGTCTCTTCCGCCTCAGAAATATATGCTATAGCGTTTCTAGGGTCTTTTTCTATTTGTTCTAGGGTTGACTCTATAAAGTTATCATAACCACCTTGTAGTGCTGGTGGATACATGACGGCTCTAAGAACCCCAAACCTTTCGTTTAGTTTAGACTGAGCCTCATTTTGTTTTTGCTCCGCAAGACGCGCCGCTTCCTTTGCCTCTTTCATTGAGTCGACGGCAATTCTAGCCCCCGTAAAATCTAACTGAGGTAATGCTTGGGCTTGCCCTACTTGAGCGCCACCCTGTCCCTGTTGTTGTGTTGTTGGTACGTAACTCATACTTTATTTATACTAATTAACCACCCGCGCCACCACCCGCGCCACCGCCCGCTGCGCCACTCGAAGCTAAACTAACAATCGTGGGAAGAGCTTCAACCGCCAAAGCCCCTGCGTCCAACGCCGTTTGTTGGTTTCTTGCCCCTCTCATAGACTGCATATAAGCAGATTGCAGATAGTTCTGTTGCCCCCCGCCTAACATAGCCATATACTCCGCCTCTTGTTGCTCTCGTGGTCTAAGTACGTTGTAATACTCTTGTTGCCCTTGCGCTTGAGCTAACATAGGCGCTGTGGCTAATCTGTTTTGTGTTTGCATTTGCATACGGTCTAAGTTAGCTTGTCTGTAAGCGTCTGCTAAATTAGAAGTAAGACCGCCGACAAACCTATTGCCAGTGCGCCCTTGTTGAAGTTGACGAACCCCCGTCATTGCCGCCCTGTCTGCTAATTCAACTTGCTGTTGGAACTGCTGCTCGGGAAGGGTGTTCGTAACGTCGTTGTAAAGTTGCGAAAGCGTGTTTACTTGAGCGTTCATCTGTGGGCGCTCTTGCTGAGATAACACATTACGCATCGCCGTAGCGGTCATTTGCTGTGCTTTTGATTGAGCCGCCAAAGCGTTTTCGGCTTGCTTTGTGTTAAATGGATTAGATAGCTTTATCCCCGCCTTATCTAAAAGCAATTTCCCCCCCGCTATTGCGGCTAATGTAAGTGGCTCCATATCTCTTGCAAATATACGTTTTTATTCTAAATGGCTTTGCTTTGATTGTACACTAATTCCGTAGCCGAAAGAACCGACTGTTGGTTTCCGTCCACTATTGTTTCTAATATACACCTCAAAGCCCTGCCCTTCATTAAATCACCCTCCAATAATGGGTATGTTAAATTAGGCGTTGTTTTATCCCTAAACATAACAGACCAATATCCTCCCTCCTTGCTCACAAAATCAGCTAATACATTTTCTGTTATTTGCCCCCTTTCATTATGAGCATAATCAACATAAAAGACTTGGTTTGAGTCGGTCATTATGTTCAGAGGGGTCTTTACAACATTGTTATCTTGGTTGAACGGGACTTCAATAGACATATTATAATTTACGTTGTAAAACCTAGCGTAGTTTAATTGCGTTGTAAAAAAGTCTGTTTCGTATGATGATAGGTAATGCCTGTACATTTTCCCCGACTTAAAGCTAATCAAAGAATTGCCCGAGCCGCCAATCCACTCGGGGTTAAAAGAGTGCCTACTAATCCACCTGTTTCTTTCGTTTGAAAAAGAAAGTGTTTCTACCTTTGGCACATAAATTAAAATGCTTGCGTTTGGGCTTAAAAGACCCCTGTTAATTGTTATTGTTTTGTTTTCCGAACTACTTGCAACAACACTCAACCCAACGTATCTTTCGGTTAAAGAAAGTGAAAGATAAGGTTCAATAAAAATGTACATAGTGCCGTTGTTTACTATATCATCAAAAGTACCGTCCTCTATGTCGAGGTCGGTCATTTGAACAACATAATTAGCGCCACTTGTAGAGCCACTTCTTATTATATCCCTGTGAGTGTCTATGTTTATGTAATAAGAATTATCTCTAAAAGAATAACCGCCGTACACAAAGCCATTGTTTCCTATACTCTGACTTTCGGGGTATGTATCAGGTAGGTTTCTTTCAAAATAAGAAGACATTTTTATCTGCCCAATATTTTCTAAAGAGTTTCCAACACACCTTATAACCGCACCTCTAAACCCATCAACCCAAAATTTAACGCCACTATATTGCGCAAAACTTTCGGGGTTTTGACAACCAAACTCTTGTGCGAAATACTGAGGTTCTGAAAGGAATGTGTTTGCTTGTATTTCTAAAGAGCCTTGTGTAGTGTAAACGTAGTTTCGGTTTGTTAGCAACCTCGATGTTCTTGTTTCTTGTAAGCAAAGAACTGAATCTCCTTCCGCAAACATGAAGTTTATACCACCAAAACTATTACTTACCGACGAGCTAAAGTTAGCGTCTAAGAATCGGTTAAAACCAATGAGGTCTGTGTCGTTTACTATTCTCTCAGAAAACGATATGTCTTCCTCTATTCTTGTTTCTTTGTAACTCTCGTTGTAAATATTTGACCTACCTATACCCCTAACCTTAGAGTCCTCAAAGGGAAAAATGTCTTGAAACTCGTATGTTTTATACACAGACGGCGACCCGCTATCTAAGTCTAATATATTTCTTAGATAACAATCAGCTTGGTCAACCACCACAATACAATCTTGAGAATCAGCCCCTATAATTTGTGATTGCGTTTTTACAGGCGTGTTATCTCCTTGTATAACCTGACCAAATGTTGTGGTTGCTGTTAGGTTTATGTCTGTACCCGCTAAAGCGTTTGCGCGAGTTGTGGCTAACTGAATTACCGTTGGGGATACAACAATTACATAGTAAACAGTATTATCAACCAAAGGCGTTATTGCCGTACCACCGTCGCGATAAAGAATCGGGTCGCCCGTTGTGTAGTTATGAGAGCCTATTGTTATATGGTCAGACGTGGTGTTTACTGCGGTTACGGTATATTCAGCGGCAGAGTAGCTATCAGACAAAGAATAAAAGCTTGAGTTACCACCGTGTACCCTGTTGCCGTTTTTGTCAATCTCTATTTTAAAAGACCACCCCATTTCATACCAAATAGCCGTGTCTATTTCATCGGGCGTTTTGGGGCGGTAAACCTCCATTAAATCATTGTTCGCTGGGTTTGTTGTAAACTGATTGAAACTAGCCCTAACTAGGTAGCTTGTTGATATTCCAGCAACGCGAACATCTCCGTTTGTTGCTGCTATGAAATTCACCGCGCTTGCATCATAAATAACCCTAGTTTGCTGCCCCTTTAAAAAAGATATGTCATAACCCGCATCATCGTTTTCCGCGTTATAAGAATCAACATCAGCTAAACCAACCCTGTTCGTGGCAACAGAATCAACAGCGGATTGAGTCCAACTTGACATTGTTTGGTTTCCCGAAAAAACAGGATACCAAAACTCTGCCCAACTTGGGGGCGCGTGCCCTATTGATATTTTACACTTAACTTGCCCCCTGTTCCAATAAGCCCAATAGGGAACTTCTAAGAACATATCTTTGTTTGTGTAAACAGTGCTTACCCTTCCACTCCTATCGCCATAAACAATACCTATTGGGTATTTACAAGCCTTTTTAAATGTTGGCAATGGTGCTGCGCCCGAAGCTAAATCCTCTACCGTTGTAATCGGCTCGACGCTAACGTCTAAACTAGATAGGTTAAAGTTGTACCCGTCTAAGTTGTTAGCCAATAGTAATCTATCAGAGGCAACGCAAAGGGCTTTACTAGCTCTAGGTATTCTATCTTGTAGCTGTTGTTGTATCTCTTGTTGAACGGGGGCTAAAACCGATTCGTTAAAAAAGTCGTAGGCAATATACCTTAAATATCTATCCGAAAATGGTGATGAGTTTTCTACTACGGTTGAGTCGGAAACTTTAATAACATCGGCTAAATACCAATCGCCCGAATTTCCACTACCATTTACCTTGACATAAATATTTACCTCAGATATACTTAACCTTTCGTCAATAGGAACTTGTAACTGAACTTTGTTATCTGACCGAACGCTTGAGTAATTAGCAACCGTTGGTATCGGTATTCTTGATATTGGCGACATTACAGTGGTTCTGTTGTCGTTTAATTTATAAGAATACCTAAATTGTAAGGCTTTTTTAGCGGTATTGTTATTATCGGTAATAGAGTCGCTACCGTACTCTGCGGTCATTGGGTGCTGAGGTTGAGTGGCGTAAAGGTCAACCATAGCCCTTGACCTTGGGGTTGCGGGAGCGGTTGTAACGTCTAATACCGAAGGCTGTTCGCCGTTGTCAGTCCAAATTAAATACACCTTTGAGCTTTGCTCTATAACCGCAGCGCTATGTATTTTATTAGATAAAGAAAAGTTTATCTTGTCGGATGTTTTAAACCAAGCGCTCTTATCTAAAACCCCGTTAGTGTACTCAAAATAGGGCGAGCCACTTAGCGTACTACTTAAACTAATCTCCGTGCCATTTATTGCATCAGAAAAACTAAGCGCAACTTGTATCTCGGTTGCCGATGTTCTTATAATGTAATACACATCCCCGTCGGTCAAACCACCAATAGACCCGCTATTTTCGGAGAATGTAACCATATCGCCCGTCTTGTAATAGTGAGTGCCAACCGTAATTACATTTGTAGAGTTGTTGTAAGACGTTACTGTTTTTCGAGATAAATAATCTTCTCTAAAAAGCTTATACGACTCACCTCCGCTAGTAACCTCACTATTTATCGTGTAAGTTGTGGTGGTGGAAAACGCAGAAAGCAGCGAGAAGTCATTGTTTTCAAAAACCAATCTCGCCACGTTTTCATCATAATCGTAACGCAATATAACGTGGTTTCCGTTTGAATTGTGAACGAAGTAATAAGTAAAGCTTCTTATCGGGTCATCCACAGAACCTATGCAAGTGTTTGTTCCGCTAGGTAGCGTGTACTGAGCAGTTCCTAAGCTATAAGACACAATCTCTCTGTTACCTATCTCTGTAACTATATCTCCACCAATGCCATCGTCATTATAGGTCGCGCAATTTAAAGCATCAATCCAATCCCCGTTCTCTACAAAACGAGGGTCGTCGTCCTTATTCATGCCGCCAAAGAAAAACCGCTTTTCCCTCAAAACTTCATTGATTTTTGACCTCGACGTAACACTTGCTCCGCCGTGCGTTTAGTCATTGAATTAAACCTTTTCTTAGCCTTTATCTTCGCGTTTACGTATTGAATGTGCGCGTACTGCTTTTGGCTTACCGCAATCTTTTGAAACCGCTTGGCGCAATAATCAATCCAATACATCAAGGGGTCAACCAAAAACTCATGCACCATGTACCGCCCATCTACTTGCGTGGGCTTTGATAGGTACTTTAAGTAAACATCGTTTGAGGGCGTTTGGTCAAACTCTATTCGGTGCAAATCGTTGTTTATTACAAAATCGCCATTAAACGTGCCGCTCAACCCGTACATCCTTCCTATTGCCTCCCCGTGTCGGTTCGTGTAAGTTGTTGTGCTGTCTATCATACCAACGGGAGTTACCTCTTGCGGTTCTGTATCTCCGCAATCGTCACTCGTTCTTGGAGCAATAGACTTTGAGTTGTTTAATGGGTATCTTCGCCCGTGACGAATAGTATCTACTTGCAACCACTTAACATAATCACTTGGTAAATCCGCAGTTCCGTTTGACTCAATCTCCAACTTAACTTCTTTTGGATAACCGTTTACGTCAAAGTGTAAATCTTTCAATCCCGAAATAGCAAACTTCATGTACCGTAACACGTCATGCTCTGAATCCCGACCTATGCTTACCGCGTAGTCTTTTGCTATTTGATACAAACTTCTCATCTATTCCGAAATATTATCGTTCAACAAATCCTCGCCTACTTGCTTTTGCAATGTGTACATCTCCACAGCACCCATTATCACTTGGCGCTCGTAAGAGGGCGGCATTGGAAAATAAGCGTCAGGGTCAATACTGTCCCCCGAAACTATCATAAGGGCTGACAAACACATCCCCTCGTCGCCCTTTGGAAACAACAATCTGTTGCCTTGAAATATGTACCCCCTGTTTCCTTCCAAACTTAACATCTCGTCCTCAGCGTACATAGACAGAAAGTTTATGGGTAACGGTATAAAAACCTTGTCGGGGCTTTCGGTTAAAGACACCCTATAAACCCCCATACCCTTTGGTAAATCCAATGGCGCAACGGGTAACTGAACAAACACACCCTTGCTGTTTTTCTCCGCCACAAACTCGTACTCGCTTACAAAACCACCGAACAAATCGTAATCCCCGTCAAAGGCAGCAGACGTTAAAAGAGAATAAGCAATATTATCCCTAACTTGAGAAACGGCTAACATAGCCTCTCTCAAAGAGAACTTCACATCCTTTCCCAATCTTGGGTAAAGTATCTTTTGCACCTGTTCCGCTAACCTTCTTTTAGTTGTCATTGTTTGCCGCTCCGTATTGTGTTGTGAATTGGTCGCGTATCTCAACAGAAGCCATTGTAAGTATTCTGTTGACTATATCGTTTATAGCATAATCAGGCACTTCAAAGTCGGTGCTGTTGCCCGAATCGTAAACCTTCCGCCCGTTTGTTACCGTGTAAGCCCAATTAGGAGCTGTGGGTACGCGCAAGTAAGACAACTCTACCCTACGTATTGTCGTTGGGTAAACCTGAATGTACGTGTCGTAAAGTACGGCTATGGGGTAATCCTCGTTTACCTCCTCTAAAGCCGAACCCAACCTTTGCACTAATTCTGCGTCTGTGATAATGTCCACGCTTGAACGCCTTCCGTTCACAACTTCGGGTCGCCAAATATTAGAAGCGTGATAATAGTCACTCGGATAACTTGCCTCTCCGTTCGCGTCCAAAGTTAGTATCTTCGGTTTTGCGCGGAGTACACGAATATCGTCCACGTTCTTTTGGTTGGACTCGTAACGAGCATAAGCATCGTTAAACCAATCAATCTGACTGGACTCAGCGTAAGAGTTAAACACAGTTTCATCCAAGTACCCACCAATTTGATTTTTGTTGAGTAAGTCTAAAACTTGCTTATATACCGTATTTACGTTTAACATTAATTATCACTTCTTGAAACCTCAATAGCTTCGGTTGCGCTCTTTATAAATAAGGTTATAGACTCTCTATGTTTTAACGTGTCATTTCCATTTAAGAAAAACGGAGGCGTGTCCAAAATAACAACAGAAGAGTCTGCACTAGCACTTCTAAAACCGCCAACTAAGGTTACGGTCGACCCCGCAATAAGACCTCCGAACGTAATTACTTTTGGCTGTAAACCACTTGAGGTAGTGTCAGAATATGTTATTACGTTTACAGAGCAGTTATTAGTGAACGAAAGCCCCGTAAAGCCTCCTATCGCGTTAAAAACAGACGTACTGTCAACGCAAGTCTGAATCGTATTTATACGAGCATAACTAGCCTGCAAAGTGTCGGATAATGTTTTTAAGACAACAAGAGAGCCTCCCCTATTAAAAAAGCTCGTGTCTATTGGTGCGCGGTAAACTCTATTATCAGAACCAATTCTCAACTCATTACCCGAACCCGATATGCCGTACAAGTCTAGCCCCGCAGCCGCAATGGTGTCTCCCGTATGTTTAGGCTCTAACTTAAATCCTACCTTATTAAAAAAGCTCGAGTCTATTGGTGCGCGAAAAACCCTGTTGTCAGAACCTATCCGCAATTCATTACCCGAACCAGATATTCCATACAAATCCAACCCCGCAGCAGCAATAGTGTCCTCAACATTCTTAGGCTCTAACTTAAACCCAACTTTGCTAAAGAAGCTTGTGTCCGTAGCATCGAAATCAGAACGTCCAAGCCTCCAAACAGAAGCCGTAGTATCGACAATCTTCAAAAACTGACCGCTACCTAAAACACTTGCCGAATCCACAAACAGGGTGTCTCCAAACTTAGTTGCGTTCTTAAAGTACAACTTTTGGTTTACCTCTTTAAAGGCTTGCGAGTAAGCCCCAAAAGATACAAATGCAAAAACTAAAACTAATAACTTTTTCATCATAATTGATTTATTACAGCCGTCATAACAGCCCCGTTTGTTACTACTGCACCGAAAGTATAAGTACCCGTGCTTGAATCTAAACTTCCACCCGTGTCTAACAACCCGTCAACGTAAACTAAAACATCTCCGTTATTTGAGTTAAACCCTATAAGGGCAGCGTTTCCACTTGAATTAAGGAACGTGTAAGAAGCTAAGTTCGTAGGCGCTGTTACATCGTATCTCTTATCAAGAACATCAACAACCCCAATCCCTGTAACTAGGGTTACTTGTCCACTATCACAAATCCCTGTACATCCTGTTGCATCTTCGATTTGCGTAATGTACTTTTGGAAATCCTCAGATTTATTGCAGTTAATTGCGTTTTGTAACATCTGCCAATTTAACGTAGCCCAATCCAAATCAGCCTTCAAAGACTCGTAATCGTTTGCGTTCTTTAATCTTTTTTCTTGAACCTTGTCAAACAAGTTTTCAATGCAAGAGTAGTAATCGCAAACGCTCGTAGAGTCGCTTACTGTGTACGCCTCATTTTTAGAGAAGGAATCAGACAACCTCCAATTAACAAGGTTTGCCGTGTCGTCTGTGTAATAAGCCGTGGCAAAAACGTAATCGGTCACAGAAAGCAAATAAACCGTACTTGCCCCCGTGTAATAAGAGTTTGTGTTTAGTGTCTTTGTTGTAACACTGTAACTGCCTTTGTCTTTTGGAAAGAACAACGTGTGGGTTCTTGTTATCGTTGGCGTTACCCCGTTGTAATCATACGAAGTTTCATCAACCGATTTAAAGAAAATTGGGTTAATTACCGAATGGCTAATTGATAGCGCAATACTTGGGCGAGAATAATCGTAATCAAAATAAATACTTCTCTCAAAGGTTGTTCCCGTTACGTCCTTATCAAACAAGGTAAGCGTTACGGTGTAACCCCCTCGCTTTATGTTTCCATCCCCATCTAAGGGTAATGCAATAGTAGCCGCTTTGTAAATCAACTTTTCCGCGCCAACGGCATCCGCAGAAAGACTAATTGCGGTTTCCGCCTTTGCGTTTTCTAAGGTGGTGGCTAACTTTAAGGTGGTTGCCGAAACGTAAATAACAAAGTAATTCGCGTTGTTTGTAAGCCCTGAATCCGCAGAAGTAGCCGCGTTGTAACGAACAGGGTCGCCCGTAACCAACCCGTGTGGCGCACTCATTGTTATAATATCAGTAGCCGCGCTAACCGAGCTAACAGTTTTAGATAGTGCAGTTATGTCGGGAGAACCAACGCTTGTATTGTTGTAAGACGTTAGACCATCGGGGTCAACAATCTTAATAATACCCCTTTCGTCACCAGCGTCAATAGCCAAGCTAGTGTAGGTTGTTGCATCTTGAATGGTAATTGTCTTCGCGTTGTGCGAGGGGTAAGGTAAAATTCTTAGTTCAGAAGAGAAAGCCATGATTGAGGTTTAATCGTATGTGCAAATATACGACTTTTAAAACTTCAATATTGTTTCTTTATGTAGCTATTATGTTCCATAGGTCGTTGGTAGTTTTCAACCTTGCATTCTTGCCATCAAAAGTAACGCACCCATCCCTATACTCCTTCCCAAAGTCAAGCTCGTAAACATAGTAGTCAATCCAATCGTCCTTATCGTTCACGGCATCTTTAATCACCTTCAATATTTGCCCTATCAAAATACCGTTATCGTACCCCGAAACGTAGTCGTTCTTCAAAATAAAAGAGAACGCTTCCGAACACTTTTGGTCGTGGCGAAATTGAGCCTCTAATTTTTCAATACTTTCTATAAAAAGCTCTTTTGTCATTTATTTTTTTACTTTCCCCGACAAAGATATGTATTTTTTTGTTATATTTGCAACTATGGCAGCAAAATATTATTACATAGATAAAGGAATAGGTAAGGTAAACTATTACAGAGGCTCTAAACTTTGCCGAAGAACATTAAACGATATTGAGGTTTGGTTTTTAGAAAACGGCGTAACACACGAGCAGTTCTACCGAACCCTAAAACTCACAAGGTCGCAAATGAACCTTATATTCGAGCGTGGGGGTATGGACAGGCTTTTGTTAAGTCAACTCCAACAAATAGCCGAACTTTGCGATAAACCCGTTGGGGATTGCTTTGACGCGCTAGATAAGATACAATCGAAAAATAAAATAGAGGAACTAAACCCACAAGAGATTAAGTTGTTCTTGACAAAGCACAAAAAGAATATCAAAAGAAGGCTTTGGAACGGTTAGCCCCTAGCCCTTTTATCGCCCGAACTATCTGAGCGACTTCCTCGATTAGCCTTTACCGACTTTAAGCGCAGTCCGTTTTTAGTGTGAGATAGGTCTTTTCCACCCTTACCCATTATTCCGCGCTTTCTTCGCTCCCTTGCTAACTCCCTTCGCTTTGCTTTTTGCTCAGGGCGGGCGTTTATCTTTTTGTCAGTTGCCGCTTTTTTTGCGCGAGCCGCTTTTGCTGCCTTAGGGTTACTTTTACCCTTTACTGTTGAGCCTGTTTTGTAGTATCTTGCTGAACGTGATTTCATAATATCAACACTTCCACCTTCTTTTTGCTAATTTTCCTGCTGTACCATTATTCTTAGCGTGCCTTTTGCAAAAAGCCTTTTGTCGCTTTGAACCCACCTTCCCTACTCGAACTCCCTTTTGTCCGTAAGATACTTTCTTTCCGTCAACGACCTTACAAGAGGCTTTTCCTTTTCTTGGTTTGCAACCTTTCATCCCGAGCAAGTTTCGCAAGATTCAGGCGCGTCCAAATCGCAAGCCTTTACATTGTTTTCTTCTTGCAACTTTGCCATGCGCTCAATTAACGCATCTAAATTTGACTCCTCCTGATTCTTCTCGTTCATAAATTGGGGTTTGTATAAGTGTTCGTAAATACTCAACCTCGTCCTCTAAGTCTAAAACAAGGTTTTGATTTGTGATAATAATGTTAGCCACAAGTTGGTCAACCTCGTGAGATGAAACCGTGTTTGTCTTGGGGTCGTATAGCTTTATTAACACACTACAAAATTACGAATAAAAACCCAATAGTGATGTTCTAGGTATGATACCTCCGTTATTCTATACTTTTAGTTCACATAGCCGTGATACGTTAGAAAACCGTTTCGTGTATCGGTAATGGTCTATCTCGTATCGGTGTCTTACATCAAATGTAAACACAAACTGCGCTGCGTGCCTTAAAATACGATAGCCCCTTACAAACAAATCCTTATTCACAAACCAATAGTTTACCTTTAATGCAAACTTACAACAAAAAACTTTAAGGCACAAAAAAAGCCCCGAAAAAATTTCCGAGGCTTCTTTCTTGTGTTTAAAAAGATTAAACGTAGAACTGTCCGTGTCGGTGTCCTGCAAAGGCGTGAAGCCCTTTTTCAGACAACAAGTGAACTTTCATAACGTCATCTCCGTCTGTTGGGTCATCCAAACCTGCACCACCAGTTACCCATTCGCGGTAGCCGTTAGTCATGTCAGGTCGGTTAAGACACTCCATACGTAAACTTGGTACGGTTGTGCTTGCGGAGTTTGTCCCGTCTTTTGCTACAATCGTGTTGTCCATTGGAATAACCAATCCCATGTTTGCGTATTTGAAGCCGTCTGCGCCAAAAACAACAGGTGAAGTGAAAGCCTCAAGGGTTTTCTTGTGGAAGCTGATGTCTCCGTAAGTGAACGAGTTGAACCCGAACTTAACAGAACGCTCTTCTCCACCTACACCAGCGTATTGAATACCCCCAGCTTTCAAGCCTTCTGAGTTACGCATTACGTTGTCGATTTCGATAGACAAATTGTGTCCAACCCAAAGGGCGTTTTCGGTAGAACCTTTATACTTGTAAAGTTTCTTTACCATGTTTTCCAAGTCTGTTAAAGACCAAGAACCCTCTGTGTATTGCTCGCGCTGACCGTTAGACTCTACGAAAGGAATGTAACCCTCAGTTTTGATTGTCGTACCTTGACCACTGACGGCTGTCAAAGTAGCGTTTGTAATCTTCTGAGAAGTCAACATTTGGAACTCGCAGTCGTTTTGGTGGTTGATGTAAACATCGCGAATACCCTCCAAATACCAAGCAGAACCGTTTCCGTCTTCACCCAAGTTATTCAACCAAGTGATAGAGCTAAGAGCAGTACCCGTTACCTCATGGTAATCGCGCATTCTCTGTACGTTGTTGGTGTAGTTTGAGATTTGAGTTGAACGTGAGCTTGTCGCAGAAGAACCTTCTTTAACAGCAGTACCAGTTCTGATAATCTCAGTTGAAGTTGTTACATTGGGAACAGTTTCGCCAGTTACCACAGGGTAAATAGTGAAGTCGTTTCCGCTAACAGCAGTAACCAAGCACTCAACAAATCCACCTGAGCCGTTAGGAACTTGGATAACATCTTGCGCAATAGGCATAATGTTAGTAGTAGTTCCCGAAGCTAAATACTCAGGAGCAGCAGAGTTAGAAACTGAATCGCGGTAAGCAGTAGCTACTGTCAAAGTAACCGCAGCACCCGCTCCGTGTCCTGAACTCGCAGTAACCTTAATTACGTCACGAATCCAATCTTTCTCTCCGTGAATGAATACAGGGTTGTCGGTCAAAGCCTCTCTGTCCATCATTTTTAAGAAGGTAGAGATGTTGCCCGAACCAAAGCCGCGAACAAGTTCGTCGTACACGTTTGGTTTCTCAATAGTCACAGAGCTATAAGCAGTGCTTAACACTTGTGAGTTGATGTAATTTCTGTTTGTTGCCGAAGTTGTCGCACTCGGCGTTACGTTATATCCCATTTTTGTTTGTTAAAAGGTTAAAATTTAACCCCCTTACTGATTAACTGCTCGCCAATTTGGTCTAGTAAACTAGATGCTTTTTTAGCTTGCGGATTCTCAATAGTCGGGGCTTTTTGGTTTTTAAGCCCAACAATTTTCTCCTCGCCACCTACTGACTTAGCTTGGTTAATAATCGCCTCTAAACGACGATTGCGTATTTCTTTGTTCGCCCAAGAGATGTCTTCTGATAGGCTTGAGTAGTCAATGGGATTGTCTTTGTCTCCTGTAATGTAACGGTTAAAGAATTGGTCGCTTTTAAGGATGCCTTCCTTAATAACAGTCTTTTCCTCGTTAGGAACTTCAAGTTCAAAATCCCAATCACCAATCTTTACACTCACCTTTGAGAAATCTTCAAGAAACTTACTCGTAGCCGATTCAAAAGCTCGCTGTGCTTGCTCTTGCTGTTGGGCTAAAAGTTGCTCTTGCTCCTTACTTTGTACAGACGGTAATTGCAAAGACTTCTGATGCTCCAAAAGATTCTTCTGATGCTCTCTCGCTTGTCTTATTAATTTACCTTCCGCAACTTCCATTCGGTCATTGTAAGACTTCATGGCTTTGTTGTAAGCACGCTCAGGGTCTTCGCTGTCTTCAAAGTCTTCCCTTAAAGGAGGTCTCTCCCCAAGGACTTTAAATTCGCTTAACTCCGCGTTGATTTCCTTATCAGTGATGTCAGGCTCGCTTAAACGTAAACCCTCTTTAACAATGTTCAAAGCTTGCTCCGCGTCATTTAAATCGTACGCAGTGTAATCTTTTTGCACCGTCGCCCAAAATTTAGGGTCTTCGATGTTTACGTTGTTCTTTCTGAACTCAATCATTTTAGCAATGAAAGGGTCTTCGGGAACATACGAGTCTTTAGGAATATAACCGTTTTTTTCGGCTTCCGCCTTCCAATCATATCCCGTTTCGGTTGACGAATTAGGTTTGCTATTCAAAGAACTTTCGTCGGTTTGAACCGACTCTTGTTGAGCTTCTTTAGTTTCAGGAGTTTGCTCAGTTTGAGGGGCTTGCTCCTGACTTACGGCTTCTTCCGTTACCGCTTTAGTTTCTTCTTCTTTGGGTTTTGAAAACCCCAAACTCTCGTTTACTGCCTTAGATAAAGCTTCGTTCATATCAACTAATTTTTAATTATTGCAAAAATACCCCGAAAAAAAACTGCCTCTTGTTTGCTTTTAAAAACATTTTTGTATCTTTGCAGCCGTATGGAAGTATCTAATGTAATTTTGGAAAGCAAAAGGTTTGAGGCTTATAATAAGCAAACAAATAAATGTATCGCCTATGGCGTGCTAAAACTAAGAGAGCAAGCGGGGTTGTCGCAAAACGAACTCGCGCAATTAGCGGGGGTTGGTCGAAGCTTAATTCTTAAAATAGAAAAAGGAAACCACACACCACCACTTCTTTCTTTAGAGAAGATAGCCTTTGTTTTTAACTTAGGCGTGTTTCAGTTTCTTAACCGATGTAAAGAGATTTACGTCGCTTGTTGAGGAAACACCTTCGGCTCTCTTACACCCGAACCTTTTGGAATAGATGTTTGTCTTAAATCGGAGCTTTGTGGGGTTTGGTCTGTTGCCAACTCCACAAGTTCTTTCTTAATGTCTCCCTCTACAATAGCTCGCTCAATATCCTTATCTCCGCGAACCTCCTCTTGAGGTATTCTACCCAACCTATAAACCTCAATCTCGTTGCGTAGTTTAAGGTCGTATTCGAGCTGTAAGGTTTCTCTTTTTTGTTGCTCAGATACCACGTTAGACTCCATTTGAACCTTCCCGTTGGCTTCTTGAAGTTGTAAGCTTTCTTTAAACTTAGCCTCTTGGAACTTCTTGCTCGCACCCTCTAGGTATCTTTCAGCAGCCTTTATACTTGTGCTTGCAATCCTTTTGGCGCGAGTCATTATTGTTACATCTATCTGTTGGTTTTGTAAAGATATAGCCAACGAATCAATGAAGTCTTGCATCTCTTGGTGGGTGGGTCTAAACCTTATGGTAATTCCCATTTCAGCGTAGTTGTACTTAGCCGAATCTTTCAAGCCCTCCACCCGAAGGTTTCCAATAGCAAAATCCCAACCCTTTTGCTTACCGTAGAACTCTAAAGCATCTTGAACCAACAACCCGCAGTTTCTAGCGGCAGAACTTATGATTTTCGCGTAAGCACTTGTTAGGTGGCGCACCGCGTTGTTGTGAGCAGCCTCTCGCATCCTTTCAACACCCACCAAAGCATCCTTGTCAGAGCTAGTCCCATCAACGCTTGGGTTAAACCCTGACACTTGATAAAGCTTTGCTAAAGCAGCGTTGTACAATTCTATTACCGTTATAATGTTGTTTGGTATGCCGTTTGCTAACTCGGTTATTGGGCGGTTGTTTTGGTGCGAGCCGTCCTCTCCTTTAGACGAATAGAACACAGACCCCTTTTGGTCGTACATCGCGATAGCCTCTTCTGTGTCGTAATCTATTCCTAAAGCATCTTGAACCGAAGCTATTGAGTAAGCGTCTATCGCCAAACCCGACGGTCTTGATTGCGCGATAATCTGTTGGGTCTTTAGGTCAAGCAACATCATTTGTTCCGCTATTGGAGTCATTTGCTCCACCTTAGACTTAGTTTCCATATCTAAAAGGTCTGTGGCAAAACCAACAAACGGGCTAACTACCCTTGTTGAGTAAATACCGTCCTCTCGCGGGCGAAGCATATTTTCGCAAAGCTTGTAATCTCTAATGTGCTGCGTGCCGACAATCCAAAGCCCTTCGTACATTACTTCGATGTTCTTATCATCTATGCGCTCAATTCCGCGCTCCTTTTTAAGGTCTTGTTTTAAATCCCTTTCCTCGTAGTAATATCCGTTACCTTTCTTTGTTTGCTTCTTTATGAACCTTTTTTGGTCGACAGTCTTAAAGACAAAATCCATCGCCAAAATATTAAAATCAGCGTAGTCGCTAAAATCATAATTTCTTTCTCCGTAATAAGAACCGTAAGTCCACGATTGGTTTCCGTACTGACCCGCGCTTGACTTAGCGATGTTGAACCATTCATCCTCTGTGAACGCTTTATCCCCCAAACGCATTCTAAGTTGGCTAAGGGGCATTTCAAGAATTTCGTAAAAATAAGCCCAATCGCTGAAATCTCTTTTCTTACAATATGAGAACCCGAAGTTTTTTATGTCAACCGCCCGAATGTAAGGGTCTCGGTTGTGGTCGAATCCAGTGCGAACAAAGCCGTAACCGTTTTCAAAAATATCCCTCGCAACCGTTTCCTTTATTTCTTCTATTCCGTTGTTGTTAAATACGAAGTTTATACCCGTTTCAAGAAACTCTTCTAGCTCGGTTTTGGCGTTTAGCTCTAAATCAAAATCAGCATCCGCGAAACTATCAGGCGCTGACTCAACGGCTTCCAAATCGGAAATCTTTAAACCCAACTCTTCCAATCGAGCCTTGTTCTTTTTCATAAAAACCTTATTGTAGGTTTCTAATCGAATTTTGTCAAGCTCTCCCTTGCTTGTTTTGTCAAGGGCTGACACAACCACATCGTAATCTCTTTCTACGGTTTTGTTTACAAAGGTGTTTACTAAGTTGGGGATTGGGTTTGCTACGTTCCAATTCATAGAAAGGTACGATAGGTCGCCCCCTGTGGAAACTAGGTCTTTTAAGTGGTCTATTGATTGTGTACCCCTAGCCCACTCTCGGTTTTCAATTATTCGCTTTTGGCGGGAATAGAAAGCGTCGAACCGCCCGTGTTGTGCGCGACTCCAAATAGCCTTAGCGTACTCTAACCCGTACTTGGGTGATTTTTTTTCTTTTGCGGTTTTAAAGGGAGAAGGAAAACCTAATAGCCTGTCTGACATTTAAGCACTAATTTAGTGCAAAGATAAACAAAGAAATAGCTAAGTGTTGTTTTGGTTAAGAAGCACTCCGTTATTGTCTGCTTTCTTTACACATATCCGATAAATGTTAGACTCTAAAAGAGCGCAGTCGTTATGTTCCGAACAATCTAATGGACTCTTACTTGTGCGTTTGCAACCGCGTTCCAAGCCTTTTGCGCTCTCAATGTCCTCTCCAATCAATTTCTTCCTCAACTAAAGTTATGAAGTCGCCCTCGTTTTTTAGTGGGTGGTCGGTGTCGTCGTTTATGCTTTCAATTTCCAAGTCTATGCTACTAAAGCTAGGATTCCAATAATCACCCCTTTCTTCGGTTCTTGTGTACCAAACTACCACATCATAGGTTTCTCCACCCCAACATATTTTAAAACTGTCCCCTACCATTTTTTAAAGTGTAATATACAATCGCGAACCCTGCGCCGAAAGATGCCCTAAACAATACGACGCAAATAATAAGAGTCCAAATGTCGTTAAAAGGAAAGCCCGAAATTAAACTAAGCCCAGCACCCAAACTCAAGCACCAAAGCATAACGCTTTTAGCCAAGTGCCAACCGTCCGTGAAAGCTATTGGTGTATTGTTTCTTACGTACTTGTTCGCCGCAAAATCCCAACCGTTTACGTACTTGTTTCTCCAACTATCTTCGTGAAAAAACCTGTACCAAAAACCTTTCATGTTAAAAAACACAGAGCCGTACCAATGATGGGCTAACACATCCATTAACCCGTTCATAGCACCCGCTATTAAAAACAATATTAGCGCCGACGAAAAAGCCATTTTATGTGGTTTATTATTGCTGCTATTGCCAATATGACAAACAACCCTGTGGTTAATAATTGTGGGATATAGTCATCCCCCTCCTGCGATTGTTCTAACCAAACAAGCAGAAGAGGAATCACTATGAATACACACAAAACGAATACAAAAAAAGATTTATCAGCCTTCATGTGGGCGATTATATTTTTCATCGAGGTAAGTCATTTAAGTATTCTTCGTAACACTCCAAAAAGTTTTTTGCCGCGCTAATGTCATTTTGCATAACCGATAAAACAACGAGTGCTTGATACGGGTTTGCCTTTTGTTCAATTAGTTCTTCTATTAAATCTTTTATCATAGTTCACCAAAGGTACAAATTTTTCTGAAACTACAAATATTTTCGCAAAAAAACTTATCAAAATTATGTTTGTACTCTTTTTCGGTTCTTATCTTCTCCACCATTCTCTTTGCCCAATCAACTGCCTCTATCATATCTTTTTCTTTAAAAGGTATTATTACGGGGGTCTTTTGGCGGAAATGATAAAAGATTAAATCTCTTGGGTACTCTCCAATTTCTTGTTTTGTTCCGTAAGCGTAAAGGTAAAGTTGTCGTGCCTTTTGGCGGAGCTTTTCGCCCTTAAAAATGTTAGCCACCTTGTAATCAACTATTGTAAAGCCCCTCTTGGTGTAACTCGCCCTATCCACGAACCCTTGAAGGTTGAAGTCGTCTATTGGAAAGTTTAGGTACTTCTCTATCCAAACGGCATCGGTTGACCAACCATCGAAGGTGTCGAAAAAGTCTTGGCACTGTTGTTCCCATTTGTGCGCCCAAGTAAACGTGGGTAACTGAACCCTTTTTCTTAAATACTTTCGGTAAACAGAACCTAAGTTTTTTATTTTACCCCTGTCGTAAAGCTCCAAAAGCAAATGCCCAAAACTACCCAAATCAGAAAACCAATTACCCTCTTCTGACTCTCCTAAAACATACTTGTATTCAAAACTTTTAGGACAAGTTTCTATGGTACTTAATCTACTAAAAGAGTATGTTTCTTGGTTGTTCACTTCTGTTATTATCTACATTGTTAATCGGATAATTCCCGATTATCTCCACTCAAAAAGTCATCCAAAATGCTTTCTGCGTCCTCTTGGATTATGGGATGCCCTAGCTCCTCCGCCACAAAATGAATAAGTTCTATCATAACGCCGCTAATATAGAGCTTTCGTAAACGAGTTGATAGGTTTTACCCCCCTCTTTGACCTCTATGTTGTTTGACTTTGAAAGAAGGACTTTCTCCCCTTCTTTGACTTGAGTGACCGCATCCCCCACCCGAACAACAACAGCCTCTTGGGTGTGTTCTTTTGCGCTTGGAGAAAGTTCTATCTTGCTCTTTGTTTCAATCTTTTCTACTAAGACTAAGTTTCCTTTTGGTACTATCATTGGTATAAAGCGTTAATTTTGTTTTTAGCTAATTGAATTTCGTTTTCTATATAATCCCTTTGTTCTTCTAATCCCTTTACTAAAGCCCAAAGGTTTTCAGTTTTTGGTTTACTTGGCTTTATGCCGTGAATTACCTCAAGTAATTTTTGGCAGTCAAGTATTACCTTTCTTAAATTCGGGTTGCTTGTGAACCGCCCCATCCTATCAGGGGTCATAGCTTCCTCACACCTACGAAGGTGGTGTATGGTGTTGGAGTGGTCTGTTTGGAAAATAGCCCCGACGGACTCTAAAGTCATTCTCCTTAACCAAGGGTCGTTTTTAATCAAGTACATACAAACCTTTTTGGAAAGAACTACGTACTTGTTCCTTGAGCCTTTTTGCTTTATCTCACTAATTGGTATGTTGTTTACCATTGATACAACTTCCAATATTTTATCAACTCTTTCTTTCTGTTTCTGCGTCATATTCGTTTTCATTATTTAGAAAAGTAGGGTCTATGGTGTTTATTACTTCTGTAATCTCCGCCATTTCACGTACTATTTGTTCGTCATCTTTTTGTTTAGTTCCTATTTGTGCTTGCAAATATGCTAACTTTTTTAATTCAGCGTCAACTTTTCGCCGAATTTTTTTGTTTGAATAGTAATTTTTTCGGTCAACAAGAGCTAAACCCTTGTAAGAGCGCAAGCTAATTCGGCAAGTTTCTTTTAAACCGTCAACCGTTCTGTCCCAAACCGCAAGCTCGCCACGCTTTTCCCACTCACTACCCAAGTAGTCTTTAACGTAGCTTTTCATATCAACCAAATCCAACGAAGAGTAAACAAACTTACTATCGTGGTAAAAATCCCATACTTTTTTCATTTGTTTTTATTTGTTTGGCAAACATACGCAAAATAATTAAACAACACGTAAAAAGTGGCGTAATTATTTACCTACCTCCGTTATTCTATACTTTTGGTTCACATAGCCGACATTAGCGGTAATATACTACCAATCTATCTTCCGTGCTTTCTTCATCGTCAAATTCTAATTCTTTTGTAATTGGTAAATCTGCTACAATCGAAAATGTAACCCACCCACTTGACAAGGCTTTTGGTTTTATTGTTTTGCCCATATAATCTATTGTTGGCTTTTTAAATATTATTTTTTCACGGTCAACTATTACAATTATATCTTCGTCAACATTGAAAAAACAAGAATTTGACTGTACTTGTCGCTGATTCAATCTTGTTCTTTTATGCACATTAATACTACCGCTAACACACGGTAAAACTCCATTGCCTTGTTGTTTTTTGATGTTTTGTTCTTTGTCTTTCATTTTGTTGTAATTTGAAAATTAACCTCTCGTATTTAAAACGGCAACGAGAGTTTACCGCAAAAGGTTGACAAAAGTAAACTAAAAACTTGAATACGAAAAATTTGTTGCAATTATTTTTCCGTTCGACGCTGAAATTATCGGGATGAGGTTTGCGGGAGAGCGAAAGTTTTTAAAAACCCGCACCCTTTTGTCGTTGTAAAAAATCTCCACGTCCCTGTCCCAAACCATTTTGTAAGTTACCCAATCTGTGAAGTCCTTTGAGCCGTGATTTATATTTCCCTCTTTGTGGTGGTGCTTTGATTTGTAAACCTTTCCAAAGTGTAGGTTGGATTCCATTCGCCTTGTTTTTATCCACCAATTACTCGGAATCCCTAGTGCGCGGAAAATATCTGCGTGGTTCTTTTTTACACCATAGTAAGCCTCGCAAACGTCTATTTCGGGCATTATTTCGTTTTTGCTTTCACTTATAAACCATAGTGGTGCGTGCCAAAGACCGCTTATTATCGGTTCTTGTATTTTGCAATCTATACTATAAACGCCGCGATTAAAAGCCCACTCACATTCCAAGCCACCCTTTCCTTGATGCACCTTTGCCATTAAGTCGGATGATTTAGCTACCGCGTAGCCTAAGTCTATTTTTTCCCCCTTGTGTTCAAGTATTGCTACGTTTTTTCCCGTTTTTACACTACCAACCTTTTGCGCCACATCTTCGGGGACGTACCAAAGTCTTTTTTGCCAATTATTGAAGTTTTCCCAAATCATATTCTTCTACTTATTTTCCCTGAGTTATCAAACTTTGGCAACAACCTTTTTATGTGCCTGTGCGAAACTTTGTTTATAGGATTGCGCCAAGCAGCCAAGCTTAACATCGAGGCAACCGACAAGTCATTCTTTGTCCACTTCTTTGAAGGTTCAAACTTAGTCCAATCGTCCAAAAGTTCATTAAAGGGACAAACCCCAAAACCATCAGCCCTTCTTCCTATAAAGTCGTAAACGTGGCTTATGAGTATGTTCACAAGCTCTCTTCGTTTTGTTTCGTCCTTCATGTAAAAACCAAAAGCTTTGAGTCTTCTTTTTATGTCGGTTTCTAATGGGTCGTGAAGTAAGTAGCCCGAACGCCCCCTGTCGACGAAGTGGTTAACACACCCTACTTTGTTTCTTTCAATTAGAATCGGCGCGGAATAAAACTCAGCAGCCATAATCATATCTTCGTAAAATATCTCAGGCTTTGGAGGTCTGTGTAAGTACAAGGCGCACCACTCTGTTCCGTTTGCACCGCTAACTAAAGCAGCAGCGTTAGAGCCGTCTTTATCTACCGTTTCTCCCGTGTCGATTGGGTCAACGCCAATTCTAAACTCGTCCCTTGCGGGGGTCATCTGACCGTTTCTAAACACATAAGCGTTTTGGTCTTCTAACCTCGACAACTCGCTAATAAGCCACCTTCCGTTTCCGTGTGATTTAAACTTAACGATACCCTCGTCGTGACCTCCCTCTCTGTAAAAGTCCCCGCGTCTTAGGTGGTCTGCCCCACCGTTTTCGTTAAATTCGTATTGGTCGTAAATGTTTTTAAGGTCAAGTGGCGAAGAGTTTGTGTCTGCTAAAAATATATCAGACTCATCTTGAGGAAACTTCCTTCTATAAGATATTAAGTCGTTTCCCGTTAACCTAGACATTTTAGCCTCGTGATACTTTTTGGTAAACTCAATTTGTGAGTACCCCCACTTATCAATAAAAGCTTGCCCTTCGTGCGAGCCTCTAAACCCGTACCAAGCTGGGTTAAAATACCGAATAAGACCACTCTTTGTACTTTTTAGAAATGGGTCTAATTCGTTTGGGTCTGATTTATCGAACAAACTTCTAGTAGCTTCTGCCGCTGCCTTTTCGGTTTGGTCGTCGTCTACTGTTGTTGTCAGTATTGCTTTACCTATAATGTTTGCGCCGTCCTCTAAAGTAGGTCTTGAAATGTACCACCTTTTCTCAGGGTCAACACCCGTTTCGGGTTTTGCAATCTCATCGTGATAAACAAACGTGTTTCGCGAACCGTCGAGGGCTGCGTTGGATGCTGATTCGTAATAAATACGAGAGCCTAAATAGTCGCCCGTTTCCCCGCCAAGCTCCTCCTTTTTGGATGAGGGCATATCGAAAACAAGTTCTGTCTTTGGGTTTGCGTTTCCTGTGGATTTTGGTTTCCAAAGTGGGTGCATCTTTTTCCAAGCCCGAATAATAATATCCCCAAAAACTTTGTCTTTCGCATCGTTTCGTGTCTTTGACTGAATGGCGAAGTTAGCCGCGTATTGGCTTATTGTAGAAAGGTAGCCGTTAGCACAAGCAAAGGTGGTTTTAGAAAAACGACGACCTGAGAAAAGCAGTAGCCCGTGAAGGTTTGGGTTTGTTTTAACGTACTCCCAAACGTACCACAAATCTCTTTGCGCGTCGATAAAGCTTGCGTTTCCAACCCCACCCGTAGAGCCGTCAACCTTGCTTATTGTGATTGGAAAATAGTTTAATAAAAAGTAGTGGTCGCCTGTAACGTACTCTAGGGTTATGTTGTCGTTGCTCCCGTTAAAGAACCAAAAACCACGCCTTACCCTTGTGTGTTCTCGGTCTGCTATTTTTTTCTTTATTTCGGGGGGTTGCGTGTCAAACTCTTCTTTTAAGTTGACGTAAGGAAATGTTCTTTTGTTTTCGTCCTTTACCCCGTAGTTGGCAATGTCGGTTATGTTTGGTGGGGAAGGTAAGGTTATTTGAATCCCACCGCGAAGAGTTCTCTCTCGCTTAAATGCTAAGTACGCTTTTTTTTCTTCGCTACCCTTTGTTGGCATAACTTTCAGGCGAGAAGCCTAACTGCGCTTTCTTTCGAGATTCCACAGTTGCCTTTGACTTTGTGAGTTCTATGGCTTGATAAACTTTGGGTATGTTGGTATAAAACCTATCTACGCGCTCTTGAAGCTTGTCGTCTTTGTCGCTATTGATGTCGTACTGAACATCGCCCAAAGCTTCTGTCATTTGCTTTAGTTTGTAGCGCAAGGTTACGTACAAATTAGCGTCAATCTCATCTGAAAAAACCTCCACTAATTTATCGTATTCCTTTTTTAGTTTTTCATACTCAAGCTTGTAGTCCATCTTCTTTCCACAGAGCCAAAATTTGCTCCTCTTTTATTACATTAAAATTATCTCTAAAAACAGAGTTCTTTTTGAAAACAACTCTTTCTCCCTTGTGCTTACCTTCGGTTACAATACCCACAGAAGCCGTGCCCATAAGTGTGCGAATAGGAACTAATAAGTTTCCTTTTTCTTGCATTTGGTCAAACGGTTCTACAACACACCACCCTTCCATAATCTCTCCGTTACAATGTGTTATGTATCGGTTGTGTATTGCTTTTAGCTTTTGCCCCCGATAACTAACCTCGTAGTCTGCGTGTTGTGTAAACTCAACGATGTCGCCTTTTTTGTAAACATTTGAGACAATAACCTCTGCTTTTTGCTCCACTTCTTTTTCAAGCGATAGCTTGCTTTTCTTTTCGGTTATTGGTTTACAAACGGTAACGTGGTAAAGCGGTTCAATGTTTGTTTTGTTCAACTTAAAAAGCGCAACGGGCATAAACCCCTCAACGTCTGCTTTAAACTTTCTGTCGGGGATTGAGAATATATCCTTTCCTTCGTGCTTGATGTGGTTTTCGTCTTTGTAAACCATGTGGGAGAAGTAAACTACATCTCCCGCTTTTATTGGTTCGTCTTTTGGGCAAGCTAATATTTCACCAAACTGAAAGACGTTATCGAACTCTGAGCCAAATTGAGCGGCTTGATGAAACACCTTGCCAGCAATATTTATTTCGTATTGCTTTTTTGAAGGTACTTGTATTAAAAACCGCCCGATACTTTTCATAAATTCTGTTCAAGACCACACCAACTAAAGGGGTAAGATTTCCAAACCTTCTCTGTTGGGTATTCTTCTTTTGTGTTTATAGCCACAACTTCAACTCTCGGTTCTCCACCTTCCATAACGAAAATTTCGTTTACGATTATTGCAGTTACCTTTATTCCGCTTTGACCAATCTCCCCGCCAACATTAAATCGCATTTCTTGTTTTTGCGAGGGGAAAATGATTGTTACGCTACGAACGTCGTTGTATCTACTTAGCATCTTTTACTGAGGCAAAGGCGGCTTCAAAAGCGTCCTTAGACCAAATTGAAAGTTCTCCTGTTTGGTCTTTAACAATAAAATCACCGTTGTAACCAATAAAAATACCTTTTGAGTTTTTTAAAACCACTCGGTACTTTCTAGGAGCGCCACCTTTAGGCTTAACCTCTATTGGCTCAAAGTAAACACCACCAAAAGGAAGGGATTCTCTTTTCTCGTACAAAGATTTTAGTTCTCTGTCGCTAATTCTAACAGCGTCCACGTCCTTTTCGTTTTTCTGTAAATAAGGTTTCATAATAACAAATTTTTGCAAATATACGCAAAAGAACCCTTAGTCATTGCTTGTTAAAACGGTAGGTCGTCTTCAACCTCGGCTAGTGACTCTTTTGGCTCTTGTGGTTTAGGTGCTTTTTGCGAGCCTCCTTCAATCTTCCAAGCCTTTACGTCTGTGTAGTACTTTTCTTTGTACTCACGAGATTCGATGTCGATGTGTGCGGTTATATCGTCGCCCCCTGTAAATCCTTTTAGCGAGTCGATGACATCTTCTCCCCAAGCTACAATCTTTACATTTTTCGGGTACTTATCCCCTGTTTCAACCAAGAACTCTTGTTTTTTCCAAACACCGTTTTTTCCTTCTCCTGATGCGAAGTCTAGTAGCTTCACGAATTTTGCTTTTAATTCCATTTTTTTCAGTTTTGGCAAATATAAGTAAAAACTTTTAATCTAGGCACATTTCGTCCAAATTTATTTCGTGGTAGTTTAAAGCCTCGTTTACCTTATCCAAGAATGTTTGTTTTAAATACGTATTTCAAAAGACTTGTTTTTTAATTTCTTCAAAGTTATCCTCCACAATGTTTAGCGCTGCGGTTTCTCCTTGTGCTTTTTCTTCGTTGTACTTGTACCAACTACCGCCCTTTGTGATTATCCCTTGCTCTAAGGCTAGTTGCAAGAGTTCATAGCTCTGCGAGATTCCTTTGCCGTAGAAAACTTTTGTTTCAGTTTTTGTGAATGGCGGGGCTAGTTTGTTTTTTACGAATTTGATTTTGATGAGGTCGTTTCCGTCTTCTTTTGTTCGGTTAAACTCTAGCCTCATAGAAGCGTAAAACCTAAGTGCGTTACCACCTGTTGTTACTCTAGGGTCTCCAAAGCTAACACCAATCTTTGACCTAAACTGATTAATAAAAATAACAAGTGTTTTTGTTCGGTTTGCTACTCCTACAAGTTTGCGCAAAGTTTGGCTCATAAGTCTTGCGTGAAGTCCAATAACCGAATCGCCAACTTGACCTTCTATTTCTGCTTTTGGGGTTAGTGCAGCAACAGAGTCCACAACAACAACTCCGTACTTACCACTTTCGCAAGCTTCAATAACAGCGTTCAGTCCTTCCTCCCCGTTGTCGGGTTGCCCAAAGTCAGTTAAGCTAAAGTCCACACCAAGATTCTGTGCGTACTCTCTGTCAAAAGCGTGTTCAGCATCTATGTAGGCTGCTCTCAGTTTTTTTTTGTTTGCTTGTGCTACTGTGTGAATAGCAAGTGTTGTTTTGGAAGTAGACTCAAAACCGAACAACTCTACAATCCTTCCTCGGGGAAACCCTCCAATACCCGAAGCCATGTCTACTAAAAAACTACCAGTAGAAATAACATCTACTTTCTCGGTTACTGTACTATCTAAACTTACTAATTTCACTTATTTTTTTTTGTATTAAGTTTTATCTAATCTTACTTAGTCTACGATAACACTGTACTAAGTAATAACTGCTCCGAGATAAGAAACTTAGAGCAGTAAACAGAAAAAAGCCGTCAAAGATAAAGAACGCGCAAGCGCGCGCGGGAGAACCCGCATTTTATCTTGTTGACTTTCTCTGCTCGTCGATGAAGTATCCTCGTCGCAGTACCTTTTTGTTGGGGCACGCCGTCAACTCGCCCGATGAGAAACTTTAACTCATCGCGGCAAAGATAGGTAAAAAATATTTAACAAAAAAGTTTTTTATGAAGTTTTTTTTGCGTATGTTTGCAAAGTTTATGAAACTAACCATTACCAAAACGAGGCTTAACGATTACAAGATAGTTGTTTACGGAAAAAAGGACGTTCTATTTGAATTGTTCTACGACTCTGAACAAAACGCAATTTACGATATAAATGGCTATGAAGAGTTCCCGTTTTTGAATGTTGAGGTGGAGATAGACGGAAAAAAAGACACGCTTTTTAACGCGATAGAAAACAAAATAATTGACCAAAATGTCTAGGGAGCAACAGCAAGATTACTCAGAGTGGTTTGACGGGTTTTACACATCACCGTTTCAAGCAAAAAGGTTTTTAGATTTAATCTACGACAGTAGGTTGACTAAAGATGCGGTGAAGATTCGCAACGCAGTTCAGATTTACCAAAAGCCTTTTTCGCGGGATTTTGCGCACATATTTTTCGAGTCACTAAGAGCCGACCAAACCGAAGTTATTATCTCAGACGATGCTTATTGCATTAAGGGAGTAACCCTTTCTCCGCCAAAAGACGTGTCAGATTTTATTGACGATTGCGTTCGGTTCGGAGTTAAGCTTATGTGGGATATTGATATTTACAAACAATACTTAGTATGACATATAAGCAGTTGAAATCAATGCTTGACGAGATTGTTGCGCGGGCAAGAGATAACTTTGAAGACCCTAACAGTCTTTCTATTTGCGTGTCTGATTTAGCGTCGCTCATAGCTACTGTGAACGAGTCTTATGCGGTTAAGTATTACGATAAGTTGCAGTTAGAACACCAAAAAGAAGAGGAATTTTTGCAACACAAGCAAGGGCAAATAAACGAAGGGGAGAGTATTTCTAAAGCCGACTTTTGGGCGAAAATATTAGTAACCAAAAAAGACTTCGAGGTAAGAAAGGCAGATGCCGCTTACCGAACCTACCAACGATTGTACGATAGCTGTGAAAAGCAGTTTGAAGCCATGAGAAGCAGATTATCCGTTGTTAAAAAAGAACAAGAGAAGTATGGCTAAGAAACTAAACTTTAAGAATGACGCGACTTTGATTCGTCGGATTTGCGAGGAAAAGTTTTTCGAGATTGTTGGCGGAGAAATAAG